ATGCTAAGCTTTTAAAAGATGAATTAATTAGAAATCCAACTGATACTAGATCTCAATTTTATTTAGCTCAATCTTATTTTTCAGCTCAAGAATATCAATTAGCTGAGCAAGAATATTTAAACAGAGTAAAAATGAATGGTTGGTCAGAAGAACGTTTTGTATCTTATTTAAAATTAATTGCTATTTATTTAAACAATAATGACCTTGCTTCTGCTTTAAATGTTTTACCTAAAGCCTTAATTATAAATGAAAACAGAGTAAATGAAATTTATTATCATTTAATTTCTTATTTATATAGCAAAAATAAATATTCAGAAGCTTATAAATTCATTGAATTAATTAATTTTAATCAACAAGTTGACACCAATTGTTTATTTGTAACTTCTTCTATTTATGAATGGTTATTAAAAGATAAATGCTCTATGGTTGCTTACCGAAATAATGATTATAAACTTATGTTTAAGCTTTGTAATGAATTATTACTTGAAGCTCCAGTTTCTGAATTAAAAAGAATACACTTTAATATGAATTATGCTTTTGAAAGAGAATATTTAAATGCAAAATGAGTTTCTTGAAATTGCTACAAGCTTAGCAACCTTATTAAAAACTAAAAATGAACAATATGGTTCAGCTTATAATTCCGCTCCTGAAATTTTAAAAATACTTTACCCCAATGGCGTTATGCCGGAAGATTATTCCTCTTTACTCTATGTTACCAGAGTGCTTGACAAGCTCCAAAGGATTGCAACTAATAATGCTGAAGACCTTGAAGACCCGTTTAAAGACATCGCAGGATATTCTATACTCTACCTTAAAGAAAAAAGTTGAAGAAGAATTTGATGAGTTGCTTAAACTTTATTTAATTCAACTAAATATGTTTATGTCTCCAAAAATTTTTTTTGAAGAAAATATAACAAGAGCTCATAAACATGAAGAATTAATTAATGAATACAATCAAAAATTAAATATTTTTCTTCAAGAATATTCTGCTGTAATTAACTCTCAGTTTCATGATAGAAAATGGTCTTTAATTATTTTTGTATTGAATGATCAGTACAATAATTATTTTTTTGAGCATCATGCTCAATTTTTAGATAACGCACAAGATTTTCATGAAACCTGCATCGAAACTTTAAACAACAGTTTAGCTGTTATTTCTAACAGCTCAAGTACTAGGATAAAAATATGATTACTTATTATTTATTTGTATATGGTTTGACTTGGTTTATTGTACATAGCAAAGCTTTTGAAAGTTCTGCATTGTGGCTTTCTCATCAATCTGATATTTTAAATGAAATGCTAGATTGTATGATTTGCACAAGTTTTTGGATAGGATTGTTTTCTTCTATATTTTTTCATGGTTTTTCTTTACAAAATTTTGTTTATGCAATTACTTGCATCGCTTTTACTAATATTGTTGGAACTTTAATTGGCGATGTAAAATGATTGATTTTGTTTCTTTTTTAAAAGAAAAGCCTAAGCTTCAATATTTAAAAAGCACTCTTCTTTTACAAAAAGAAAAAAGATTTAAAACAGCTTTAATAACTATACAAAGTTTAATTAAAAATTATTCTGCTTTTGTAATTTGTATAGATAACGAAACTGAGCAAATTTATCTTTGCCCGCCTCTTGCTGAATCTGAATTAGAAAATTTAAAATCTTCTAATTATTATATTTTAACTTATTTTAAAGGAAATAAATGATTTTTACACAGAATGTAGATGCTATTGTTGGTTTGCAATATGGCGATGAAGGTAAAGGTAAAATTACTGCTGGTTTAATCAATTCAAATCAACATGATATTTGTATTAGATATAATGGTGGCCCTAATGCTGGCCATACTATTGTAAGAGACGATGGTAAAGTTTTTAAATTACATCAATTACCATCTAGTCTTGTGTATAATAAACCTGCTCATATTGGTTCAGGTTGCGTGATTAATGCACAAAAACTTTTTGAAGAAATTCAAATTGTTAAGTCAATTGATCCAAATATAAATGTAACCAAAAATTTAAGTATTTCTTCTAATGTTTGTTTAATTCAAAATGAAGACATTGAAAAAGATTCTTCTTACCATCATTCAAAGCAAGGTAGTACTAATCAAGGAATTGCTCCTGCATATGCTAATTTTTACAATAGAACAGCTAAATTAATTAAAGATTCTAATTTGATTAATGTTTTTAATATTGTAGATAATATTAAAGCGAATAATACCTTATTAGAAGGTGCTCAAGGTTTTTATTTAGATCCTTTTAATGGACGATATCCTTATACTACTAGCTCTCATTGTTTACCTGCTGCAGCTGCAGGCACTTTAGGTTTTGATCCTAGAAAATTTAGAAACATTATTGGGGTTGCTAAATGTTATGAAACCCGAAGTGGTGAAGATCCCAATTTTTATACTGATGTAAACAGTTATTCTTTAGTTAAATACCAAAGTGTTTTAAATAGGCTTGTTTCTTTAGGAAAAGAATTTGGAGTTACTACTGGTAGGCAACGCAAAGTAAGATTTTTAAATCTTGATGAACTAATTCATTCTACTCATGCTTCTGGTTGCAACATTGTTGTTATTAACAAGTGGGATATTTTCGAACAAGTTAATCAATTTTCAATGGTATTTAATAATGAATTGACTACTTTTAAAAACTTAAACGCTATGCAAAATGCTATTGTAGAAGCTTTTAATCATAGTTTTGAATCTACTAGATATTTAAGATCTTCACCTAAAATTATTTTCTCAGCTTCCCCTAAAAATGATATTGATTGGAATGTTTTAAATGATTGAAAGATATCAAGATCTTAAAATAAAACGTATTTGGCGTAAAGATCATCGTTTCTTTTTGTGGCAAAAAATAGAGTTAATTTATTTAAATAATATTTTAAAAAATAAAAATATTATCCCGAATAATGAAAAACTATATCCTTTGCAACAATTTGACTATTATATGTTCTCTGAATATGAAAAACGAACAAAACATGAAATGGTTGCTTTTCTAAAAGAACTTTCTTATCGACTTGATATTTACCATGAAAAATACCCTGAAGTTAATCAATATTTACATTATGGTTTAACAAGTAGCGATATTATTGATACTGCTTTTTCTTTACAAATTAAAGAGTCTTTAAATTATTTAATTGAATTAATAACAGAATTAAAGGCTGCTATTGAAACAAAAATTAAATTTTGTAAAGAAAATAATATTCAAGCTATAGGAAGAACTCATGGTAAACACGCTGAGCAACTTCCTTTTGCAAATAGATTTGAATTATTCAAAGAAGAAATTATTTATGCTTTACAATTACTTCATCAAGCCAAAAGTTTTATTTATGGGAAACTAACAGGTCCTGTTGGTACATCTTCTTTTGTTGATAAAGATGCTGCAAAAAAAACATTAGGCGAATTAAAACTTTGTCAAGCTGATTTTACAACTCAAATTATACCTAGATTTTATTATACCCATACTATGTATGCATTAACTGTGCTTGCAACATTTTATGAGCGCTTTTCTATTTTTATTAGATTATCAGCAATTAATGAAATTAATGAGATACAAGAGCATTTTTCACCAGGTCAAACTGGCAGCTCTGCCATGCCTCATAAAAATAATCCTGTAATAGCTGAAAATATTTGTGGTCTTTCTAGATATATTAAAAGTAATTTACAAGTAGCTTTAGATAATAATACCCTTTGGTGGGAAAGAGATATCTCTCATTCTTCAAATGAAAGAATTATTTGGCCTCAATCCTTCCACCTCATATGCAATCTTACTACAAAGATTACTAATCTTTTAAATACAATGCATTTGAATCAAGATGTTATTCAAAACAATCTTGATAACAGTGTTTGTGACTCTCATGAAGACTTACTCAAAGCTTCTTTATCTTCTACTAGATTTGATGCTTATGAAAAAGTTCAATCTAAATACAAACTTTAGGAGTATGAAATGTTAGATATGATAGGTCAAGAAGTAAACTCTGGTGACTTTTTCTTAGTTCCTGGCGGTAATGCTAGGTATGGCGGATTAACACTAGAAGTAGGAATAGTTTTACTTTCTGATCCAAACTTTACAAGACTTAAAGTTGCAATTTGCAAATTAGATAAACCTAATTCTTTAAGGCGCACTGTTAAAACATCTCAAAAAATATTTAAACTTAATACTCCTAGTAAAGAGTTTCTTACTAATGAATCAGTTATTAAATTAAAGGAACTTTATGAAAGTGTTTCTAGTTAGTTTTATTTTATTTTATTCTTCTTCTATTTTTGCTTTTGAAACAGATCCTGATGTTTATTTTTATAACAATAATAGCATTTATGGATCTAAATGTTTCAAAGAGTATGATTTTACTAAAAAAGTTGAATGTATTTTTAATTATATAAATGCTTTATATAAAAAAGACGTAGTTTACTTTTTTGATCTTCAACAAAAATATCCTACTGCTTTGCAAAAAAAACTTTTTAAAAAAACTCAAGAATATAAAGATTATAAATCTAAAATGCAGTTATTAAAAACTGGCATTTACAATAAACGTTTTTGTTTTAATGTAGATTTTAATAATTTTTCAAATTATAATTTGAAAACTAAAACTATAAATTACAGTTATAATTCTTGGTTTGAAAATTATAAAATTAAATATATTCGTTTTAATAATTTAATTAAAAAAGATAATACTTCTTATTCTTTTAAATTATCAGAAACAGATGCTTTGATTTTTGAAAAGTTTTTAGGTTTAGCAAAACAACCTACATATGAAAACCATATAAAAACATCTTTATGTTTTAAATTTAAACATTTATTTACTAAAAAAAGTAAAGCAGATAATCGCATGGCAATTAATATAATTAAGCTTTCAGGTTATCCTAAATCTATTACTCGTCATTTAATTAGAGAGCTTCCTAAACATGATGATTATATTAGTATAAATTTTACTGATTTAATTTTTTATGAAACCAGTACTTCTTATCAAGAAGATAGTACTATAACTGTTTTAGCTCCATTTGAATTTAAAAAAAGAAATACACTTTATTTAAATAAAACTTCTTCTTTTTTAAATGATACTAGTTTAATTAATAGATAATGAAAATAATTGATAAAGAAAATTATAAAAAACGTTTAAATATTTGTTTTGAATGTCCCAGTTATCAACCTAACTATAAAAAATGCAAAGAATGTGGATGTTTTTTATTAATTAAAGCTGCAGCAAAAATATTTGATTGTCCGCTTAATAAATGGCCTAAAGAGTAATTATGAATTTGAAACATATCCAACATCGTTTGCGTCAAGTAAAAGAACTTATGAAGCTTTCTTCTTGTGTTAAACGAGGTGTTGGTGCAGTTGCTGTAGATGAAAACAATATTGTGCTTTCAGAAGCATATAATGGTTGGATTCGTGGCTCTGAATCAAGTGTATGTGGTAGCCCTTGCAGTAGATTAGAAATACAATCTGGAACTAAAATGGAAATAGGTTGTGTACATGCAGAACAAAATTTAATTGTAAATGCTGCCAGAACTAATACTTCTTTAGTTAATAGTATTGTTTTTCTTAGTACTTATCCTTGTTTAGTTTGTGCAAAATTGCTTGTTCAAGCTGGTGTAAAACGTGTTTTTGTTTTAGAAAATTCATACCCAGATTATACAGGTGTGAATGTTTTAAAACAAAACGGCATTATTGTTATTGAAACTGAGGTATCTTAAATGAATATTATGAATTTAGTAGAGAGTTTTTCTCCTGAAAACTTATCTTTAAAAGATAATCCTATTACAGGAAAATGGTCTTTAACATTTATTTTAAAAGATAAAGTTAAAATTTCAATTATTGCAGGAGATTATTTATATTCTTCTCCTAGGCATTATTTAAATAATTTCAATGATTATGATCGTTATGAAATTGCTTTTATGAACCCTAAAAAAGAGGGTTGGTTCGATTGCATGGGGTATGTACATGCAGACCTTTTAAACTTGTTTGAAGATTCCCAAAATCCTTATCTTGCTCCATATCTTACTATTTCGCAAATTCAATCAATTTTAAATTGCTTAAATGAAAGTCTTTAATTATGACACGAGTTTTATTAAATTTAGATTTAAACGAATCTAAAAATTACTATTACAATGTAACTAGAATTACTGATAATAGTTTTTCAGTTCAAATTGAGTTACAAGAAAATATTTCTTTTAAATCTAGTTGGAAACCATTACAAATAATTCCAACTGAACAAAAAGTTCATCCAGATCAATTAGAGCTTAAATTTTATGACTGAAAATAAATTAACTTACAAACAAAAAATTCAAGAAATAGAACGAGAATTTAACACTAAAATTAAACCTAATAATTTTGATATTAATTCTCCAAGTTTAATTATCCAAATACTAGAGAAACAAGCACTCAATCCTGAAAAATATCCTGGAATAGAAAAGACTTATAAATAATTTTTTAAGAAAGTTTTTATAATGAAATGGTTTAAACCTAATAAAGAGCATATTAATTGGCAAGAAATTACAAACAGCATCGCTTACATGGTGAACCAAGGCTATGAACATAAAATTACGATAGGTACTGATTCTCAACCTATCACAGGTGGTACTGTTGTAGTAGTAGCTGTTTGTATTATTTCTGATATGCCTGGGTTTAGCCGCACTTTTTATTATGGAAAAGAAAAAGTTTCTAAATTTTTTGATTTATACAAAAGAGTTTCTTATGAAACTCAAGTTTCAATTAATGTTGCAAATAATTTAAGAGATCATTCTTTAAATTTTAATAACAAATTAAATATTGCAATTCATTTAGATGTTTCTTCTGATGAAGCTAGAACTAAAACAAGTAAATATTCTAATGGTTTAATTAATCTTGTAAAAGCTTATGATTATCCTGATGTTGAAGTTAAACCTAACTCTTGGGCAGCTAGTTCTGTTGCAGATAAATTTACTAAGTAGGTATTATGTATTCTGTAGATTTTATTGTAGATGATGTGCAAGGTTCACATAATCATGGTTTTTCTAAATTTTTAATTTTTAATTCAGAGGCAGAAGCAATTTTAAATATTAAGCAATTTATTACTGATTATATGTTTGATGATTATCAAATTAAAAAAAATAATTATAATGAAACTGAAATATACTGTTCTGATTTTACTTATTACGCTTGTGTAATATTTAACAATACTAAGATTAATTTTGGCTAATAAAATAATAGAAAAATTTCTTCCCTTAGCAATCCAGCAAGCATCAAAATCTCAAATGTTGCATAGGCATGGAGCAGTTATATGGAAAAATAAAACTGTTCTTGGTGCTGGTTACAATTATGCTAAAACTACTTCTAATAAAGACGGAAGAAAATGTTCTATACACAGTGAAAAAGATGCTTTAGCAGGTTTACGCCAAGATCAAATCCATGGCGCTAATGTACTTGCAATTAGAATACGGCCTGATGGAACATTAAGTTCTGGCGCTCCTTGTAAAGGGTGTACTAAACTTTTAACTAGGAAAGGTGTTAAGAGAGTTTATTGGTATGATTCTATGTCCAACTTAAACTGCACTTATTTAAATTAATTATGGAAAAAATATTTTTATTTTGTTTTTCAATATTTGTAATTTTTTTATTAGTTTTTAATTTTTATGATTATAAACATAATAAATATTTATATTATGAATGTTTTAGCAAAACAAAAACATTAAAACCTTTGTCTGAATATGAATATAAAGTTTTACAAAAAACCAATTCTTTAGATCATTTGACTTGTGAAGAAAAATATTATACTCGCTTTTATGTAAACCTTATCAAGAAAGATTAATATGTCTACTTTTGTATTTAAAGCACCAAATAAATTTGTAAATAAAACTTATACTGTTAAAACAATTTCTAATAATCTTTGCGAAGTAAAAGTTATTTCTAATTTTCTTGGCTCTTGGTCTTTTGAAATTAATATGGATTACGATTTACTTTGCAGTCGCTTGCATACTTATTGTAATCAAGACATTTATATTCAAAGAATTTTTCCAGAGCTTACTCCTGAAGCTAGAGAAAAATTTTTAACAGATCCAAAAGTTACTTTATCTTCTTTTGATTCTTATTCTGATTATACTCATTAATCGCGTTATAACTTGACGGTAGTTTTTTTAGGTTCGATTCCTAAATAACGCTTAGCCCCTACCCTTTGCATTTATAATGAAAGGCGCATCATATGTCGATAAACAAAAGAGAGCTTAAACCACTTAACTTTTTTATCGTGTAGGGGCATTTTGGATTTGTAGCTTAATTGATAAAGCAAGTGTTTGTAACACTTAGATATAGGTTTGAATCCTATCAAATCCTTAATTTATTATTTTGAAAGTATTTACGATGAATGTAATGGATAGTTATAAAGTTATGGAAACAGCTTTAATTAAAGAAGATCTTGCTAGAAAAGCTTTTCCTTATAAAATTATGATGCAACACATTAATGGTGATTTTAACATTTCTACATTTATTAGAAACGGAAATGCTTTTGGTGTTGAAGAAATTTATTATTACGGAAAGAAACGTTGGGACAGAAGAGGGTCTGTAGGAAGTCATAATTATAAACAATTAACACACCTTTCTGATTATTCTGAAATTATAGAATTGTCAAGAAAGTATCGTTTGATTGGGGTTGAAAATAATATTTCTAATACTGTCTCTTTAAACTCCTTTACCCCCCAACCTGAAGATATTTATATTTTTGGAGAAGAGTCTTCAGGGATTTTACCTGAAGTACTAAAACTTTGTTCTGCTTGTATTTATATTCCTCAATACGGAAGCGTACGCAGTTTAAATGTTGGTACTGCTTCGGGAATATTAATGAATCATGTTAGCAATTATTTTAATTCTCCTCCTTGATTTTAAAAAATATTTTTGTTAAAGCCATTCAAGATTTTAGGAGAATTTAAATGACTTATATTAATGAAAAAACTGTTATTAGTTTTTATCTTTTTTCTATTACTTTTCTTACTTTAGTATACATGTAGAATTTATTAACAAATTATTACTATAATAATTAAGGAGTAAGTAATGTGGAGAAAAATATTAGATTTCTTAATAATCAAATACCCCTGCTCTTTTTGTGGTAACATGTTTTGTTCTTGTATTGTCTTACTTTGTAATTGCCACTTATCATTAGATGATTGTTTTGAAAATAAACAGCATTGCTTAAATAAAAATAATGACTATTCCAAAACCTGAAGACATGCAAAATGCACAAATAGCTATAGTACTTACTGATATAATTGGTAGTACTAAGTTTGTGCAAGCAGCAGGTGCTCATCAAGCTGCAATCAAATTTAGTCAACATGACAGATTTGTTATGGGTTTAATTGGAAGATTTAATGGTACTTGGGTAGATAATTCAGATGGCCATTTAATGTATTTTAACTCAATACAAGATGCTATTGGTTTTGCTTTTGCTTATAAAACAAAATTAAAGAAATATAGATTTCCTTTCAAAAGCAGAGTAGGCATACATTATGACAATATGATTATTGTTAAAACTTCTGAAAAGCTTGTTCGTGGTGGCGTAAAAAGGATTAACATTGAAGGAATAGGTAAAAATATTGCTGCGAGGACAATGTCTTTGTGCGGTCCAGATCAAATTTTACTTTCAGAAAAAGCTTATTTAAAATTTAAATCAAGACTTTCTAATTCAAATTACATACCTAAAGATGCTTTATCCGCTTTAGTCGGTTTATATAAGTTTAAAGGTGTTGCTAATCCAGAAAAAATTTATGCTTTAGGTACAGAAGAATCTCACTTGCAACCTCCTCTTGATTCTGAAAAAGCAAAAAGATTAGGTGGTAAAAATAAAATAAGAACTCAACTCAAACATAAAAAAATAAAAGAGCTTATTGAATTCTTTTATTGGAAATCATGTTTTATTTTTCTTTTTTATATTTTGTATATTTTATATCCATTCCTTTCTTCTCCTTATTATAAAAAAGCTTGGAATTTAGATTATTTAATTTTTAAACCTTTTGAGTATATAAGAAATTTATTAATATATTTAAAAGGTTTATTATGAAATTAGAAAAAAATACAAATAAACAAGATATACAGATAGACAAAGCTAAAAGAGGTTGGTGGTTCTCTGTATTTTTTATGATACTTGTTGTAGCTTTAATAATGTTTCTTTCTTTTGTTGAAATACAAGAAAAGAATAGAGATGTTTTAGTTGGTTTAATTGGTATGATTACTGGCGCTATAAGCTCTATGCTAGCAATTGCTAGTGGCAGAGATCCTAGCGAAGTTGAAGAATTAAAAGATAAGCTTTCGTCAGCTAATGCTGATAGACAAGCTTTAATTGCTAGACTTAGAGATAGTCAAATACAAATGCAGCTTCTTAGAGAGCAAATTTTTGAACTTCAAAATGCTGTCATTAATAAACTTTCATTATTTGTTAATGAAAATCCAATCAGAACAAAAAGTGAATCTCAAGTTGTACTTGATAAACATGTAGAAGAGTGGCTTCCTACAGATAGAGACAATTACAATGGATAAAAAACCTTTACAATCTAAAAAATTTATAGCTTATTTGATTGCTGATTTAGGATGGAAACTAAGTTTGTTTTATATTCTTTATCAATCAAAAAGTAAGTTTGATCATTATAGTTTTTCTGTAATTATAACGCTTTTAATTGTAAGTGGTTTTATTCAAGTAGGTTATATTCTTGGTCAAGCCGCTTTAGATAAATATACTAATCTTTCTAAAGATTTATTAGATAAGGATAAAGATGAAAATTAGAGTTTTAAAAGACGCTGCAATTGATGATAATTGGAAACTTTTTTCAGATAATAAAATTTATCTTTCTTTTGAGCATTTAAAAAAAGGTTTTGAAATTTTTATTCAAGATTCTGATTCTTATACTAAAAAAATTTATTTTGATTCTTATGAAGAAAGTTTAATTTTTTGGAAAGAAATAAATTCTTTAGATCCTATTACTTATACTTTTGTTAACAATTTAAAAGGGTAAGAATGTTTCCTTCTAACGTACCTGATGATTGGCATCTCTACTATTCTAACTGTCCAGATTGCGGTAAACTTTATCATCAATCTGAAAACTACTGTTCTTGCAACCCTGAAGATGAATCCCTAGATGAGGAATATGAACCCGATTCAAAACTTATTAATAGTTTACAAGCCGATTTTGTTGATTTTATTCAACTTTTGGTTTGTAACAGCTTGTGAATCACAGTATGTAACTGAAGAAGATTTTAAGGTTCCTTCTTTTATTATATATTGTGATTATGAATTAAATGATTTTAGTTACGATATGGAAGTCCTTGAATTTGATTCAATGATAATCAATCCTAATTATAATAAGTAAGGTTAATTATGTCTAAATGTTCCGTAAGTTACTTTAATGACCCAAAAACTGGCGAATTACTTTGGCAATGCCCTATTCGAATGGGTAATAGAGCAATACAACCAGCTTCTGCTAAAAGATGCTGGAGGTATAATTGCAAAGGTGTTAAACCTCCACCCTCTACTATTTTTTGTGAAGTAGTCGAATGTACTAATTTAAAAAAAGTACATAAAGATTCTAAGTATTGCAGTGATCGTTGCGCTGCTAGACAACGTAAACGTCGCTGGAGAGAAAAGAAGAAAAATGAGTCATTACCAGTATCACCCTCAGTTTCTTTATAAGAACGAGGCTGATTATTTATTAAGTTATTTAGAAAATGAAATTCCTTGGCGTCAAGTAAGATATTTTAAACCTGAAAGAGGTTACGTTCAAACTCCTAGAGAAACTTGGTGTGCAGGTTTTCACAATAATTTATATTATCCAGTCAATAATATAAAACCCTCTCCGATCCCAGATAAACTTGTTGAATTAAAATTATTGATTCAAGATTTTGCAAAACAAGAATTTAATTTTATGCTTTTTGCAAAGTATAGAAACGGTAAAGATTCTATTGCATACCATTCTGATGATGAAATCTTTTTAGGTAAAAACCCTATGATACCTTCTTTAACTTTAGGAGCTTCTAGACCTTTTTGTTTAAAGAATAAAGAAACTAAACAAACTCAATCTTGGAATCTTTCTCATGGCGATTTATTTATTATGCAAAATAATTGTCAAAAAGATTATCAGCACAGTGTTCCTAAAATTGATAATTTTGAACAAATTAGATATAGCATTACTTTTAGAAAAGCTTTAAATGAAAGAGGTTCTTATAATTATTATACTTATAATGTAGGTAAAAACCTTGAAAATTCTAAAAGTAATTTTTATACTCAACAAAACCCTTGGAAAAGATAGGATATTTATATAAATGAGTTGTTATAATTACAGTAATGAATATAAAAAAAGAATAAATACTTTTTTAAACGATCTTAATACTCTTATGAGAGAATCTAAAATTACTATAGATTTTAATGAAGGCTCTCTTTATTTTGATTATAAGTATGTAGGTTTACTTGAAGACCAAGATACAACTCTTTTATTAGAAGACGAAGAATCTTTATTACATTATGAGTCTGACGAGTTTATTTTTAGCAAAGATTAATTCAGCTATACTTTGCGTATCTTTTTACAATGTGCATTTAGATCACAAAATAAATATTAAATCTGAAGGTTTAATTAATTTTTGTAAATATTCAGAAGATCTTGTTTTATCTGCAGAAGAAAATAAAATTAATCCTTTTATTTTAGCAGCTTTAATTTATCAAGAATCTAGATGGATTTCTAATTTAACAAGTAGCGTAGGGGCTTGTGGTTTAACGCAAGTCATTCCTCGTTATTTGGGTCAAGAATGCGATTTTCTTTTAGGTGCCCCAGATTTAGCTATAGAAGCTGGAGCATATGTTTTGCAAAAATATAAATATGAATTTTTAAAAATTCCTAATATTGAAAAAGCTTTGCAATGCTATTCTACAGGAGTTAAATGCAATTACCCTTTGTATTCTAAAAAAATACTTCATAATGCTAAAGTATTTCAAAAATACTATTTAGATTTAGAGAATTCTCTTTGAACTATTTTTCTTTATTATTAATATTTTTTATGTTTATTTTCTTTTTTCTATTTCCTTCTAGCAAAAAAAAATATAAATATATTTGTCTTAAACCTAAAATTCATGCATATGGATTTAAATATTCTTATTGCAAAATCATATTACAGGAAAACAAATGAGTAAGATTTATGGATCTTTAACAGTTCCTATGGGGGACTGGAAATATGTATACAGCACTATTTTAAATTATTTTAATCAAGAAATTGATGTTGCTTATACTGAGGCTACTAATTTTTATTTAGAAAATAAAAATTTAAATTACAATGCTTTCCTTACAGCATTAAATGTTTATTTTTCTGAAAACGAAGTTACAGCTTTTAGAAAGTTTTTAATTGAAACATCAATGACAAAAACTAATACTAAAATTTACAAGCCCAAGAAAAATCATTTTCAAAGCTTTAATAATAGGACTTTAACTCTGGCAACTCCAGAAGTTAAAATTGAGTTTAATAAAAAAGAAAATACTGTTAGTTTAGAAACAGCAGTTTTTGAAGACTTTGATAAACATTTAGCAAATAATACTTTTATTTCAGAGTTTATCAATATGGTTAATAGTTTTAATTGGCCAAATAGAACTGGTCCAAATAAAGCCGTTAGAGGGTGTACTTTAATTAAAGAATCTCCTCTCGGAGAAACAGTTTTATTTTTGTCTTCTGGCCCGAATCCTCCAAGTTATAACGTAGATGCAAATGAAGTTGTTAATACTCCCAATCATTTAAATTCTGATTTAATTAAAAATATTAAATTAACTTCAGATTCTACAGAAGAGACTAATCAACCAAGCCCAGAGCCGCAAGACCTTTCAGAGGTTTAATTACTATGTTTACATCTAATCAAAATGAATTTTTGAAAGATAATTTGAAATCAAATTATCTTATTAAATATTATTCCGAACCTCATTATAATCCTCAGGATTTATTAAAAGCAATTCAAAATATTTTAACTCACATTTCTGATTCTGAATTTTATTATTATTCTAGCGAATTTGCAAATACTTTAAAATCCAATCAAAAAGAAGAATTTTTAAAAAAATTGCAAAAATATTATTATGATTTAATCATTATTGCTTTTTGCCAATATTCTGAATTAGAAAATCTTCGTAACAATTCTCAACAAACTTCTCTTAATGAAGATGGTATACAGTTTTGAATGAATATAAATTAACAAAAATTTTATATCAAAAAAACTCACCTACTAATACTGGTTACGTTGAGCTAGTTAATTATATGGGTGATGATGTTATTACACCCGTAAATGCTGCTAGAGCGTCTTTTGGTGTCGAGGTCGACTCTCTTACTGAAAGAGATAAAAAACTTTATAAATACTGCGTTAGAGAAGGTCATACTTCTATACTTGAGCATAACACTTTAACTTTTGCCATCAAGACGCCTTTATTTGTTGCTAGACAACATATGAGGCATAGAACTTGGTCTTATAATGAAATAAGCAGGCGATATACTGATAAAGATTTAGATTTTTATATGCCTGTTAATTTTCGCCAGCAATCTAAGTCTAATAGACAAGCTAGTATCAGTGGATCTGAGCACAATCCTGTTTTGCATATTATCGAAGGAACTACTATGAATTATGATTGTAAAGCAGACAAAGCTTTACAAGATCATGTTAGTAATTCTTTACAATTGTATAATCAGATGATTGATGCTGGAGTAGCTAGAGAGCAAGCTCGCATGGTTCTTCCTCAAAATTTATATACTCACTATTGGGCTACTGTTAACCTAAATAATTTTTTTAAATTTTGCGATTTAAGAATACATGAAGGCGCTCAAGAAGAAATACAAGACTTAGCTATTGCTTGTAAAGAATTAGCTGCTGAAGTTTGGCCTTTAACTTTCTCATTATATAATTTAGCAAAAGATGAAAAGAAATCATCTTTAGCTTTAAGTTATTTTAAATCTCTTGATATTCAAGAAAAACAAAACTTTATTAAAACATTACAATCTTTGTAAGGAACTTTTTATGTCACGTAATATGAATCAATGGATTGGTGAAGGTAACATTAGTTGTGACCCTGAGCTTCGACATACTTTTGATAATCAAAAAGCTGTTACTAATTTTAATTTATATGTAGATAGTAATTATAAAAGCAAAGTAGACTCAGAAGAATCTACTTACAAAAAAAGAACTTCTAAAATTCCAGTTGTAGCTTGGGCTAATAAAGCTGAAATGATTTGCAGTAATTTTAAAAAAGGTGACAAAGTTCGACTTGTCGGCCATTTACGTACTCGAAGTATTCAAAAAGAAGGAATTTATTTTAATGCTTTTGAAGTTGTTGTAGATGATATTTCTTTAATTAGAAGGCCTAACAATTCTGCTGACTGAAATCTTTTGCCATCTTTAATATTTTTTCCATATTTAAAGATGCGCAATCAATTTTATTAGCAGTTAAATTATAATGGTTTACAAAACCATTAAATTTCATTGTTCTGCAATCTTCATCTACCCCTTTAGTATTACATACTTCTAAATTCATTCCTGTTGAATCTGCAATGGCTGCCCATAAAGCAGCTAGCGCTTGCAGTTGTACTGGATAGAAATCTAAGTGCGGTCCTACTTTTTTACTATTTACTTCAGAAGTAACAATTGGTCTTTCACCAAAACCATTTTTTACATACCAGTTCTGATATTTAGTGTAAAAAGCATTACTAATTTCTACTCCAATACCATTAGTATTCCACAATTTAGATCCAGCTTGCCAAGCCACATGTTGGATGTCTAGCATCTGATATATAGTTCCATCATTATCAATTAAGAAATGCATAGATAAGCCTCTCTTATTAATAATCTTAGCGCAAGCTTCGCTAGATAATGTTGCGTCCCAATGGTTTACAAATTGAATAGGTTTTCTATCAGGTCTTCCTGACCAATCATAATAGCATCCCTCTTTAGCTTTTAATCCTCTGGATTCATCCCAAAGTATTACTTTATTCCACGCAATGGGAAACTTTTTATTATTATATACAATATATTTATCTTCATTTTTAAAACGTTTGTTTTTGATACTATAACTTTCTTCTTCAAGAAGTTTTGTTTCAAGTCTTCTTAAAGTTGAAGGTCCTACAAGGCCATCACTTTCTAGTTGATATTCTTTTTGAAATTCTTTAATTTTTTTAATTAAAGACTCGTCAAAAGAATCTGCTCCAAACCACTCTGGAGTCCAACCGTGTTTTTTAGATGAATTTAAATTATAAGTAATTAATTTTTTCATTAAAATCTCTCAAAAAAGGAAAAAAATGTTATCTTTATTATTTAACATACCAAAAATTATTGAAACAATAAATATATTAGTATCAACATTTAAAAGTCTAAGACTTATTTGGATTTAAAATGTATCACTTTTATATTCCAAAAGTTATAATTGGTGTATTAATGTTTACTGGAGCTGGTTTTTTAATACATTATTTAATGTATTTGTCTAAACTCTTTACATATAAATATATTTATAAAAAACCTTACATGACTCCAGAACAATTAAAATACTTTATTATGCTTGAAGAAAACAAAAAATTAAAGCAAAAAATTTCTCTTCTTGAAGAAGAAAATGAAAAGATTTTTTCTTCTTTAATAAATAAACTTAATTAAGGATTATGTATGCCTACATACAATTTAACTTTAAGAGTAACTTCCCGTCACACAGCTCAAAATATTGAGGCTTCTTCTTTAAACGAAGCTATTGATATTCTTTATCATCGTTTTGAAAATAACGAAGAGTTTCTTTCTTTTGAAGTAACAGATTTTGATGAAATTCTTCCTTCACCTTCATATACTTCTATGACTTCTTTGCTTTTACAAAATTCACAAACTCCTCAGCAATCTAATTCATATACTCCCATGACTTCTTTTCAACAGTCTTCACCTGCTGTTGTTTCTGGATATACTCGATTTTCTAGAAACTAATTTTGATTTTCCCTTAGCATTGATTATAGTTTTTTTATAATCGTGTTAAGGGATTATTATGTCCAGCTTACCTTATTTTGAAATATCTGAAGAATATATTATTCCTCATCCTGCAAATGATTATGTAATTAATCTTGATAAAAGAAAATTGCCTAAGCAATTTATTTTTTTGACAGCAGACGAGTATCAATATAAATCCAATACTTATAAAGATGTTTTTATTTTAAGGATAACTTCAAAGGAAAAATATTTAAATTTTTCTGTACTTTGCAGTTTGATAGAATTGGTAGAAAGCAAAAAAGAAATAAATATTGTTTTTCATTCTTTAAATAAAGTAACTAATGTAAAAGAATGTTCTAATGATTTAGTTACATTTGATGTTATTGATTTTAAAAAAATCAAAAAAACTAAAGAACTTAATTTAATATTAACTTTTTTAAATGTTCATGACGCTTTTAATTATCTTCGCGCTAATGTTCCTTTGATGGAAATAGAAGATACGTCACTTTATGATCAAATATTTGCTTATCTTACTCCTGCTTTATCATATGATTTAGAATTCTTTTTAGCCGAAAGCCAAGTTAAAAAAAGAACTTTAATTTACCAAGCCATACTTGATACTTTATTACTTTACGATCATTCATCTATCGAAAATGATGTAATTGATTCTGAAGAATCTGGATTTTTATCTTGGCCAGAATATGTTCAAGAAAAATATGTTAAAGAAAGAACTCGTCTTGAAAAAATAAATACCGCTTCTGCGGAATATTCAACTACATTAGATTATATTGATTTGTTAGATAATTTGCCTTGGTCTACTTTACGTCAATCTAACAAAGAAACACTTCAAATAGAAAAAGATTTAAACCAAAAACATTATGGTTTAGATGATGTCAAAGAATCTATTTTAGAATACTTTTATCTTTACGAGCTCACAAAATCTTTAGATGGGGCAGTTTTTCTTTTTGATGGTCCGCCGGGCACTGGTAAAACATCTATTGCAAAACAAATAGCCGAATCTACAGATAGAGATTTTTTACATATATCTTTAGGTGGGATTTCAGATGAATCAGAAATACGTGGCCATAGACGTACTTATGTAGGTTCTAAACCAGGTAGAATAGTGCAAGGCTTGTCTACTCTTAAAAGTTTAAACCCTGTTATACTTTTAGATGAAATAGATAAAATTTCAAAAGATAAAGGTGATCCTTTTGCAGCACTTTTAGAACTTTTAGATACTGAACAAAATGATAAATTTATTGATCGTTTTTTAGAAATACCTATAGATTTATCTAAATGCATATTTATTTGTACATCTAATTTTAAATCTAATATACCTGCGCCTCTTTTAGATCGTATGCTTCAAATTAATTTTGTAGATTATACTACTGAAGAAAAAACAGTTATTTTAACTAAATTTTTATTTAAATCTGCTTTGTCTAAATACAATATGAACTCTTATGATTTAATTTTAGAGCAAGAACTTATAGATTTTTTTGCTAAAACTTATAATTTAAGAGATATGAAAAAACATCTAGAAAAACTTTTAAGAAATAAAGCTAAAGAAATTTTAACTTCTTCTTATAAAAATGAAATAAAATTAAAAACTCATTTAAAATTTAATAAAAATATTTCTATTTCTAAGAAAAGGATAGGCTTTGTTACAAATTTCGACACTTAATAATATGATTATACCTTATCATCATAAGGTCATATCGAAATACATACAAAAGTTAAATTCCATTGCTCCAGGTTTAATTGATTGCGAACCAATACTTTCTGGTTCTTTTGCGATTAATTTAGTTTATTCTCCTTCTAGCGAATATCATGATATTGATTTTTATTTTGCATCTGAAGAGAATTATAAAAAAGCTTTTACACTATTATCTAAAATAGAAACTCCTATATCTACTGATAATGCTGATACTTTTTTAAATTTAAATTGTCAATTAATTAAAAAATATTTTATTAGTCCTGAAGAATTAATTTATAAGCATGATTTCGTTAATGCTTCAGTAGCTATACACAATAATAATATCTATACTTCATTAGATACTTTTAAATCTTGGTCTAAAGATGAATTAGATATTCGTTCTTTTCAACTTGAAGGTTTAAAAAGCAAACAAGAAATTGCTTCTAAAATTACTCAAATACTTTCTAGAGTTCAAAAGTATTTAACTAGGTATGAATTTTCTTTATCTTTAAAATCTATTGAAATATTAGATTATGTTAAAAAGTATATTAATGAAAATTTACTTCATGATGAAGAAATTAAAAATTTAAAGTTGTGTAAAGATTATTACGACAATGATGTTACGATGGAAGATTCCTTAAATTCGTGGTTAGCTATAATTGATCAACTTACTAATCAAAAACATGAAAGTTATTTAGATGAAAATAATTTGTCTTTCTTTTGATGAATGTGCTTTTTCGAGACAACTTACTGATGAAGAATATAAAACAATTGATTTTAATTCTCCATTTGGAATTTGCGAAGAGTGTAATTATTATTCATTAATTGTAGAAGATGATTTTCAAATAACTTTTGATGATGATTTTTTTATTAATTCTATCCGTACTTTAAATAAGGTTATTAAACATTTAAATGAATAGAAAATATTACTATTGTACTTCTGATTACACTCCTGAAACGCTTTCTCAAATTAACAATCTTTTTAAATTAAATTCAGATTTAAATTCTATTGAAATTTTAAATAAAGATATTTATTATAATCGTAAGACTAAAGATTGGTTTTTATATAATTTTCCTTATAGTTTAAAATCTACTTACTCTTCGTTTCTAGAAAAAAAAATTCCTTTTTTTACTCTTGTTAACAGATATTCTTCTTTTCTTTCTGGAATCAATTATTTTGAAAATAGTTGGTCTGACTCGACTGCTTTTTCTGAAATTTCTGATGAATTAAATAATTTATTTCTTTTAAATTCAGAAACATATTCTCAACAAGATTTAATTAAATGTTTTTTATTTAAACAAAATAATCAAGAACAAACTTTTGATATAAATATTTTTGATTATTCTTTAAAACAAATTTCATCTTATAATGACAAACCTGTTTTTTCTGTTTTTTCTAAAAATATTTATGATGCTGCAAACATTGCTAATCCTGATTATTTTACTGAAGAAATTATTTCAAATACATCTTTTAGAACATATAAATTAAACAATAGTTTTACTAGAACTATTAATAGTAAAAATAAAAAATTTGATATTTTAAATTTATTAAATTTTGCTTTTGATTTTGATTTAACATCTTATTTAGATTCAATAAATTCTTCCCGACTTCAGGTTTTGAAAGTTCCTTCTTGGTCTGCTAGGTCAAAAGATAAAGAAATTGAATTTACTAGTTATACTAAGAATCAAGCCCTTAAAAGAAAAACTTGTTTAATTCCTGTATTATTCAAGATGAAATATTTAGATTCTTCTTTAAATGAAAAAGATTGTTATATTTTTTCTTTTATTTCTAATGCTCTTATAAATGAAGTAGAAAATAGAAAAAATCCAAAAGCTCGTTTTAAAGATTTAATTAATATATTATTTGATTATGATGGTTTAAAACTTACTAATATAGAAGAGTATAATAAGCTTGTAGCTGAAAAACTCAAAAGTCTTGCTGCTTTTTCTTCTACCCATTTGGAAGAAATTCCTTCTCATTTAATTGATACTTTGCTTTTAATTACTAATCCTGAATATGAGCCTTTTTCTAAAAAAATTAATAGTTCTATTTTAAATAAACCTAAAATAGATTTTAAACTTGAGCAAAAGTTTAATAAATTTAAAACTTTAATTGAAAACAATCAATCAAATATTAAATCAATTGATTTAGCAACAAATTTATCTTCTTTACGAAGAAACAAGGCTTCTCTTTTAAGTCTTGCTAAAGAAATAAAAAAAGCAATTGATCGAATTGATATTGAAAAAAAATCTCTTGTAGAAAATTTTCAAACTATATCTGATTCTTTCAATTATATATCTTCTAATTATCCTTTATATAATCAAGTTAAATCAAATTATAATTCAGCTTTAGCTCTTTCTTATGAAAATCAAAATTTTGAAACTAATGATTTTTTAAATAATTTGACTAAAGAAAATATTTTTATTCATTCAATAGAATATTATTCTCAAAATTATAATTTTGATTTAACTACTAAAAATTTTGATAATTTATCCGATCAAGATAAAATTGATTTTTATACAAATGTTTCTAAAAATTATTATAAAATTAAACAAGTAACTTTTTTGTTAAACTGCCCTGCAGAAATTAAAGTCGTAGATAAAAATCAATCAATTTTTGGCGGACCTTATCTTATTCAGGTTACACAAAATAGATTAAAAGTTAAATTGGCTTATAATTCTTCTTTGTTTGGTTATAATTCAAGTAATGCGTATTACTATATCCATCCACATACTGGTGGTACATCTAATATTGACACTTTATTTGAATGGTCGAATGCTTGTCTTGGAGAAGCTTCTCCTTTAATTTATAATGCATTTCAACAAAATGATTTAAAGTTAATTCTTTTGTCTGCTTTGACTTGGGTTAGATCAGCCAACTCTGCAGATCCTTGGGGTTCTAATTATATTTATTTTTCAAATGAGTTAAAACCTTTATCTTTGAAATTAGAATCTGAAAAAGAAATTGTTACTGATACTGACGTCAATAACTTTTTAAGTTCTTTCACTGAAGAAGATTCAGAAGAAAGTCAAGATATTCCAGACCAACCAGAACAAAATAATTTACAAGAAGATCAAATAAACAATAATAATTATGTCCCCTTTGCTACTTATAACACTTTGAATGAAACGTAATTAATTCAATATGAAGAATGTATCTACTTTTTCTTTAATTAATAAAGAAATTAAATTAGTAATAAATCAAAAATATTTAGAATCTGTAAAAACTATTGTTAATTTAGCCCCTCAAGAGGCTCAATGGTTTAATACTGTCAATGTCACAACTAATGATAATTATATTTATTTGAACCTAGGAGACCAGTTATACATTCCTGAGCAATATTGTTCTGCTGCTGAAGTTGACACTGATTCTCAAATGATGGTTTCTTTTTACAAAGAGCTTATGCAGGATCATTCTTTAGAAGAGACTAATAGTATTATTCAAAGTATGACTTGCTGGAGTCATTCTCACCACAACATGGGCGTTTCTCCCAGCCTTCAGGATGTAAATCAGTTTAATTCTTTTATTCAATCAGCTCTTGATCAAGGACAAGATACTTGGCAAGTTATGCTTATTTTTAATAAGCAAAATGAATTTTATTCTAGAGTTTACGATCCAACTACAAAAAATATTTATGAAGGTGTTTCTTTTATTCAAACAAGTGATTTTGATCTTTCTTACATTCAAGAAGCAGCAAAAACTAAATTTAAAAAGAAAACATATTCTTTCAAAAACTCTAAATCTTCTTTATTAAATAAATCAGGTTTTAATTATCCTTCTTGGTATACTGAAGATAAATATTCCCATACTACTTCTGATACTTATATAAATTTAGATGTATCCGAACACATTATAAAAGATTTATTTCCAAGAAAACGTAAACTTTCTACTATTAAAACAAATAGTACAAAAGCTGAAGAATATTATGAAACTTTATCTGGCCATTTAGATGAACAAGAAATGTTATGGCTTTTCTTTAGTTTAAATGATAATAAACATTTATTATCTAAAATGTTTGACCCAGATTCAGTAGAGTATTATTTGAATTCTAATAAGTCTTTTAATTTAAAAAAAGAATTTAAAAACTATTTTTTAAAAACCAATCATACTGTAAATGATTTTTCTAAATATTTAATGTTTGTTTTAAATTTAACAGATAAGAGAACTTTAAAAGATTTTTTAAGTTACTTAGGAACGTAAAATAATATGTCAGTTATTAATCAAGTGAGTTTTTTACGCCATGGAGCTTTTTTTGGTCCTGAAGATGCTTCTGGTAAATTTTTAAATATTATTGGTGCAGGTGCAACTGGTTCTTGGGTCGCTTTGTTGGCTGCAAAAATGGGTTGGCATAATTTTAAAATTTGGGATGCAGATATTGTCGAGTCTCATAACTTACCAAACCAAGTTTACAATCTCTCTCATGTTGGTCAACCTAAAGTTACTGCACTTAAAGAAGTATTAGAAACTTTTAATCCTCAAGTAAATGTACAAACATTTAATCATTTTTTTGATGGTAATGATCTTTCTCATTCATCAGAATTGGAAGACTACGTTTTTGTAGCTGTTGACTCATTATCTGCTAGAAAAGAAATAGCTTCTTCTTTAATTTATCATCCTTTCGTTCATACTATGTTTGAAACTAAAATGGGTTTCTCTCATGCTATTCTTAATATTATTAAAACAGATAATAAAGAAAAGATGACTAATTTCGTTGATCTTCTCAAGTCTGATGACGAAGTTACAGAATCTGCTTGTAACGAAAGAATTATTACTACTTTAACTAACATTGTATCTTCTAATGTCGTACACGCTTTATGTATGCACGCTGCAGAAGATAGAAACCCTCAACAAAAATCTGAATATTATGGTCAGCATATATTCAGTCTCAACAACTCTCAACTAACTGTCTTTAAATAAAGGAAATTTTTATGGACGCTAAAGAAACATTAACCTATATGATTGAACTTCTTAATTCTGCTTTAGAAGATGCAGATAAATTTGAAAGAGGTCAAGACGCGGCTGGACGCCGTATTAGAGTCGCTTTATCTAAAACAGCAGCAAGCTGTAAAACTTTACGCAGCGATATTCAAGCTGTTAGAAACCAAAGAAAAACTGATAAATAAGGATTTATAATTTATGTCTACAATTACTTTAGTCGTTATTCCTGGGCCTGGAGCCCGTACTGTAACTATTACTCCCGACATGACTGTAGAACAACTTGTTATTCAAGAAAATCTTCATGGAAGAGATATTATTGTTGATGGATCAGGTGTTGCTCCAAATACTTTTCCAACAACATTAATTGCTTCAGGTTCAGAAATTTTTGCTACTGGTTCTGTAAAAGGCAATATGAAGAATGGTCCATCTACTACTGGCCGCCCAAGCGGTGGTGGCCGTGGTAATAACCCTACTCGCGGAAAATAAAAATATATTAAAGTAAAATAAAATTAAATAAAAAATATTTTAACTTATTTTAGGATTTTATTTAATTTATGTCTACAGTTACACTTGTTGTTATTCCTGGCCCTGGTGCTCGCACCGTAACTATTACTCCCGACATGACTGTTGCTCAGCTCGCTTGTCAAGAGAATTTGCATGGCCGCGATATTATTATTAATGGTACAGGAATTCCTGCATCACAGTGGGAGACTACCCTTATCTCTCAAAATGCAGAAATATTTGCTACAGGCAGCGTTAAAGGTAATCAAGATACGATTACTTTAGTTGTTATCCCTGGTCCTGGCGCCAGAGTTGTAAATGTTTCTCAAACTATGACTCTTGCTGAACTTGTTTGCCAAGAGAATTTGCATGGTAGAGATATCATTGTTAATGGTGCAGGCATCCCTGCAACTCAATGGGAAGCAACTCTTGTTGCACCAAATTCAGAAGTTTTTGCTACAGGTAGTGTTAAGGGCAATATTTAATGCCCGCACTTCCTGATTATATTATTAGCCGGGGTGAATCAGGAAAAAAAGCTTATTTAGCTGCTAAAGAATCTGATTCTCATTGGCTAGAAGCTTATCCCGATTATACTCCTGTACTTCTTAATACCAAAAGGTATTATATTTTAACTATTGATATTTTTCCTTCTAAAGAAGAAGCTTTAGTTTGGTTACATGATTTTCTAAATTCTGATTATGAATCTAATTATAAATTTAGAAAAAATACTGCTGGTGCTTTAATTTTGGAAAATGATAGTTACTTATTTTTTCCTTTGAAGAAAGACTAATTATGAATTTAAAAGTATATGTTTTTGAAGGAACTTCTGACGAGGTAAATTCTTCTTTTAAAACTTTTGTAAAAAATCAACATTCACCTTTTACTGTTTCTCAACAACAAAAGCCTATTGTTAAACAAAAAAAGAAAAGAATTACTGATTACAAAGTCTGGCCAGTAAATAGAACAAGATCTACTCGTTCTTTAAATTCAAAACAAGCTACTATTGTAGCAAGATATTTACAAAAAAATAAAACAGTTATTTTTTCTAAGCTTTTTGATCATGTCAAAAAAGTTATGCCTAAAAATACTCCTTCTAATGTAGCCTTATCTAATTATTTAATTTCTAATAATTATGTAAGAGATATTATTCAAAATGATAATAACCGCAAAACTACTTATTGGGTAAAAGCATGACAGTCAAATCTTTTTTACATAAAAAGATTGACGAAAATAGTACTTTATTTTATTACGATTTAAATATAAAAACAAATTACACTGATTATATTTTAGCTCTTTCTAGTTTAATTATAGAAGAAAGAAATAAAGGTAATCATGTTAAAGTTCGGCCAGATAAACGTTTGCGTGCGTCTGGTCTTCATGTATTATTCAGTAATAAAAAATCATATTATGAAATGAATAAATCTATTCGTCAACAACGTAAAGAAATGTTTCAAAAATGGAAAATCAAAACATAAGTTCTTATTTTTAAAATACAAAATATATACTTGTTGTTTATTTTTTCAAAGCTTGTTGTTTTTATTAGTCTTAAAGTAGACTATCTCAACCTTTCCATAAAAAGGAATACATATGAGAGATCTGCATATAGACCAAAATTATATTGATTCATTTTTTAAAGAAAAGAAATTAAAAATACCTGATTTTTTTGATTTTGAACCAGATGAAAATGAATATTTAGTTTTAAAATCTTCTACTTCTTCAGCTTTAGCTAAATATAAATCTCCATACTTTACTCTTTTATCTTATAAAGATTTACAAGGAATCAAACCAAAAGACTCTAAACAAAAAGCTTTTATTGATTCCTTATTAGATAAAAATATTTTAATGTCTGTTGCTTTAGGAAAAGCTGGTACTGGCAAAACCTTGCTTTCTATAGCTTACGCTTTAAATGAATATTTTAAAAATGACAAAGATATTGTTTTAATTAAACCTTCTATATATGTAGGAGGTAAATCTAATGTTATGGGCATTTTACCTGGTGATGTAAACGATAAAATGTCTGGTATCATGTCTAGTTATATGGTACATATAAACTCTCTTTTAGGTAGAGATGCTGAGCATTTTATATTCGAAATGCTTGAAAACAACAGGTTAAAATACCTTCCAGTAGAATTAGCAAGAGGCATGTCTTTAGAAAATTCAGTTGTTATATTTGATGAATGTCAAAATGCAGATATCCATACAATGAAAACTATTGTTTCTAGAGTTGCTTCTACAAGTAAATTAATTTGCCTTGGTGATTTAGGTCAAATAGATGCTCCTTTTAGAAAAAAGGAATCTGGTTTACACATTTTTTTAGAATCTTATGCATTTAAAGATTCTACAGCAACTTCACAAATAACTTTAACTTCACAATATAGATCTGTATTAGCTGATCTTTGTGAATCAATTTCCGACGAATATTATAACTTGGAAAAGGAAAATAATGTATCCAACTTCATTTAACATTTATAAAAAATCTGCAGCAGCTCAATTCACTTTATTGCCTCCTAGAGTAGACGATAATAATAGAATTCAAAAAACTGGTGCGGTGCTTTTAGAGATGGCTCCTTCTCAAGGAGAAAAATCTTATGATTGGAAAAATCAAAAGATTACATTTGCTTTTGGTATCAATGATTTAACTCAATTTTTTGATGATCCTTCTTCCCCAAAGTGGGGAAGTTTTTATCATGATAATGATGGTACTGGCAAAAAGCTTACTATTACACCTGGCGAAGGTAAATATGCTGGTACTTTTATGATGGGTCTTTCTTCAGGGGATAAAAGAGTTTCTGTTTCTTTATCTGCTGGAGAGTTTCAAGTTCTTGGTAGATTATTTACTGCTGCTCTTCCTCGAATGTTAGGGTGGCAGTAGTATGTTTAAATTTAAAGTTTCTCCTTCTCAGGGTGATTCTTTTAATTTAAATCTCAATCAGCTCACTTTAAACTTATTAAAGCATGTAAACGAAAATTTAGAACAAAAAGATCAAGAAGTTATTGATGCTTTTGTAAAAGAATTAAATTCTTATTTTGCAAATTTTGATAAAGTCGATGATTTAACTTTAAAACAATTACTCTCTATATATTTTTTAGTTGGCTATTATTATAAATTATTTTTAGTAAAAAATAATGTTGAAATTATTAAGGATAAATAATGTTTTCATATACGATTAATGTAAGAAAAATTAATTCAGCATCAAAGCTTAAAGGTATTGCTTCTGTTATTATTGACGATATCATGGAGATTGACGGCTTTAAAATCATTCAAGGTTCTAATGGTCTTTTTGTATCTGTTCCAAGCCACAAAGGTACTATTATGGAAGATGGTCAAAAAGTCGAAAAATATTTTGATGATATTCGATTCAAGAATGAAGATGGTTTAGCTTTCTCTAAAGAGCTTAAAGATTCTATTTTAAATTCTTATGCATCTACTTCAGACCCACTAGCTGCTACATCTGCATCTTCGGCTCCTTCTAAAGCTAAAGTTAGCGCAGCTAGAGAGGTTGCAGCACAATCTGATCCCGGTGCAGTTACTTCTCGCGAACGTAAACCTCTTTGGGGCTTTTAATGACAGCAGAAACCAATGAAGAAAAAGTTATTGAGCTTATAAATATTGAAGCTCAAGAGCTTGTAGATGAGCTTAAAATTGGTGCTGAAACTTACTCAGCTATTACTGAAAGCTTTATAAAAGAGTTTATCTTTTATGATAAAACCTTATATGAATGGGCTTCTGATCTTATGATTGAAGTTCCTACTGTTAAAGAGCTTGATATTTTAAAATTTAGAGCTCTTTTAACTAAGCTTGCTAACAATATTCAAATTTCTTCAAATTATTATTCTCTTGCCTCTTCTATGGTTGATGCTATAGGTGGTGGCAATAGTATTAAAAAAAGTGATTTGATAAATATTATTGTCTCAAATTTTGCAGCCAAGGGAGCAAAGCGTCCAGCTGCAACTGTTATTGAAAGAATGGCGGATAGTTATTTATCCAACACAGTTTCTGCAGAAAAAGCAGCAAGAATTGTAAAGACTTTTTGGAAACAAAGATTCGATACATTACTTGAACTTAGAAAAGTATTTGAGCAAATTGGATTATCTCTTTCCGTAGAAATGAAATTTACCTCTCAATAGGCTTTTATTTTGTATGATGGAATGATACTTGGAGTCATTACATGGATTAGTTTTATTTTTTCTTTTCAACATTTTCCTAATTTTTTGAAAAGAATTTTATTAAAGCATTTTGCTTTAACAGATTTGCTCTCTGTATTGACTTCTTTCTTGCTTTTAACTAGTATAAGCAAATCACTTTCGGCAGTAATTGCTTCTGTAGTTTGTGGTTTGCTAGTTAATTTTACTTTAATCTTTTACAAAAGAAATTATTTGGAAAGATTAATAAAAATATTTAATTAAAGGATATTAAAATGAATTTTGTCTTTTCAGATCACGCAATTTCATTATTACAAAATTATTATTTTGCTGATGGAGAGACTTCTCCTGAAGAAGCTTTTACTCGAGCAGCTTATGCTTATACTGATAACAAAGATCTAGCTTCTAGAATTGCAGAATATGCTAAAAAAGGTTGGTTTATGTTTAGCAGTCCTATTTTGTCAAACGCTGGCAGAACTGGACTACCTATATCTTGTTTCTTATCTTATGTACCCGATTCAGTTGAAGGTTTAATTCAGCATACAGAAGAATTGCGGTGGATGAGTGTTATGGGTGGAGGCGTTGGAGGCCATTGGTCCGACATTCGTTCTGTTTCAAAGAAGTCTCCAGGACCTATACCTTTTTTAAAAACAGTTGATTCCGACATGCTAGCTTATTCTCAAGGTAGCACTCGCAGAGGAAGTTATGCTGCTTACATAGACATTAGTCATCCTGATATTTTGGAATTTTTAAATATTAGAATGCCTACTGGCGGTGATTCAAATCGTAAATGTTTTAATATACATAATGCAATAAACATTACTGACTCTTTTATGGAAGCTGTTCTTCTAGATAAAAAGTGGGATCTTGTCGATCCTAAACATAAAACAATTTTTGATACTTTATCAGCTAGAAAACTTTGGACTAGAATATTAGAAGCAAGATTTCGAACTGGTGAACCTTATTTAAATTTTATTGACAGTGCAAATAATAAACTTCCCATTCAATTAAAAAATAAAGGACTTAAAATAAATGGATCTAATTTATGCAATGAAATTCACTTACCCACGTCCCCTGATAGGTCTGCAGTTTGCTGCTTATCATCTTTAAATCTTGAATATTTTGATGATTGGAAAGAAACTTCAATTGTCCAAGATTTAATTGAATATTTAGACGATGTTTTGCAATATTTTATTGTTAACGCTCCTAGTCATTTAGAAAAAGCAGTTTTTTCTGCTACAAGAGAAAGATCTCTTGGTCTTGGAGCTATGGGATTTCATAGCTTGCTTCAAAGAAAAAATATTGCTTTTGAATCTGCTTTAGCTATTTCTTTAAATAGAAATATATTTTCTTTTATTAAATCTGAAGCTGTGCTTGCAACTGAAAGATTAGCAAAAGAAAAAGGTGCTTATTTAGATGACGATACTAAAACAAGAAGGAATAGCCATTTACTTGCTATTGCTCCTAACGCCAATAGTAGTATTATTCTTAATACTTCTCCTAGTATTGAGCCTTGGAAATCTAATGCTTTTACCCATAGAACAAGAGCAGGTTCTTTTCTTCAAGTAAATAAATATCTTTTAGAATGTTTAAAAAAACATCAAAATATTCTTTCTGAAGAAGACTCTTGGCTTGATGATCAAATTCAATCTATTATTCTTGCTCAAGGTTCAATTCAACACCTTGATTATTTGACTGATTACGAAAAACAAGTATTTAAAACTGCGTTTGAATTAGACCAAACCTGGATAATTGAACATGCAGCTATTAGGCAGGAATGGATTTGTCAGGGACAATCTGTAAATCTTTTCTTTCCTAGCGGTACCGATATCAATAATGTCAATATGACTCATATTATTGCTTGGAAACGCAATCTAAAAGGTCTTTATTATTTAAGAACTAATGCTGGTGTTTCTGGAGAAAAAGTTTCTAATAAAATCGAACGAAAAACTTTAAAAGATTTTGAGGAGTGCCTTTCATGTCAAGGTTAACCGAATACTCTAAAACTTATAAGCCCTTTAATTATCCTTGGGCTATGGAATATGCTGAACAACACGAAAAAATTCATTGGGGTTCTTGGGAAGCTAAACTTCAAGAAGATTTAAACCAATGGAAATCAAATAAAATTACTCAAGAAGAAAAAAATCATATCACAAATATCTTGAGAATTTTTACTCAGTCAGATGTAGCTGTCGGAGGAAATTATTGTGATATATTTATACAGGCTTTTAAAAATAATGAAATACGCAATATGCTTCTTTCTTTTGCTAATCGCGAAGGAACTCACCAAAGATCATATGCACTCTTAAATGATACTTTAGGAATTCCTGAAGAAGAATATTCTTTATTTTTAAAATTTAAAGAGATGTCAGATAAAATTGATTTTATGATGCAACCTCCTAAAAGCATGAAGAAGCATGATCAAAATCTTGCTTTTGAATTAGCAAGGAGCGTTTGTAATGAAGGCATGTCTCTTTTTTCTGCATTTGTAATGCTTTTAAACTATCAAAGATTTGGTAAAATGAAAGGCATGTGTGAGATTGTTGAATGGTCTATACGAGATGAAACTCTTCATGTAGAGGCTATAACTAAATTATTTCATACATACCTAGAAGAAAACCCTCATTTAGTTACAGATACTTTAAAAACATATATTTATAGTAATTTTACTCAAGCTGTTAAATTAGAGCATGATTTAATTGACTTAATATACGATAACTCTTCTTCTCAAGGTTTAACTCGTGAAGAAGTTAAAAAGTATATTTCTTATTTAGCGGATAGAAGACTGCTTCAGCTTGGTATGAAACCTATTTTTAAACAAAAAGACAACCCATTGCCTTGGCTTGATTGGATTGTTTCTGGAGATTCCTTTAAGAATTTTTTTGAAGGAACAGTTACTGATTATAACGCTTCTGGCCTTTCTGGAGAACTAGATTGGTCTTTAATTAATTAAGGAAAAAAATGATTAACAGACATTACGTCAACGAATATGTTCAAATTTCTTACGATAACGCTGTAGAAAAAGGTTGGCATGAACAAGAAAGATCTATTGGTGATCTAATTGCTCTTATGCATTCTGAACTTAGTGAAGCTTTAGAGGAGTACCGCAATGGTCGTACCCCTACAGAGGTTTATTATAATCCTGATAAACCTAGAAAGCCTGAAGGCATTCCTATTGAGCTTGCAGATTGTGTTATCAGAATATTTGATTTTTGCGGTAAGTATGGTATTGATCTAGAGGAAGCATTAAATGAAAAGATCATTTATAATAAATCTAGACCACATCGCCATGGTGGCAAAAAAGTATAATCAATGAAATATGATTCTTCTGAAGATGTAAAAAAAATCATGCGCGCTGTTTTAGAAGCAGCAGCAACTGATTATATAAAACTCCAACATAAGAAAAACAGAAATAAAACTTTTCTTGAAGAATCATTTAACAACTCAGTTGATTTATTTTTTGACGATACATACACTTTTGAATCTTTTGTAGATGATGAAGATGATTCAATTCATTTATCTACAAGAGATTTATTAATTAATATATTAAACACTACACAGGTCAATATGGAACAGATACGAAATAATATTATTTCAGATTCAATTGATTACTGGTGGAATAAAAATTTCCATGATATAAAGATACCAGAAAAAATATCTATATCTGGTAAAGTTTATTCAATAATAAACTCTCCAAAAAATCATTATATTGACTATGAAAATAATCGAATTTATTGTCCTGTTAAGAAAAAAGGCGCTGATAGAATTTATTTAAAATTATGTTTAAAAATAATACTTTTAGAATCAAATATTAATTTATCTGATTCTGAATTAGATTCTTTATTTAAACATTTTTATTTATTTTTAAAAATAAATTCAGCATTTAATTAAAATGATTTATAAAATATTATTTATAATAGCATATTTTTCTTTATTAATTTATGCTTATTTTTTAAACAAAAAAAACAAAGAGCTCAATACTGTTCTTTCTGAATTAGCTACTCAATTAGTAACTAAATCTCTTGAAGTTAAAGAAGCTAAAGAAAAACTTTTTGATCAGTTTGAAGAAAACCAAAACAAGTTATCTAATTCTCTTGAAGAAGTATATTCTTTAGAAAATCAAATAACAATTTTAAAAGCTTCTCATAAAAATGAACTTATTAAAGCAAGAAAAGACGCTTTAGATAAATCTAGATCAGTTATGCGTGGCCAAGCTACAGAACATCTTGCACCTTTTATAATTAAAGGTACTAATCCTAAAGATTATCGCTTTATGGGCAATCCTGTGGATTATGTTCTTTTTGAAGGCCTTAGTGATTTATTAGATAAAAAGTCTGATGAGATAGTTTCTATAAAATTCATAGATATAAAAACTGGTAAATCTTCTTTAAACAAATCTCAAAGACGAATTAGAGACGCAATTAAAGATAATAAAGTTACTTTTGAAGTAATTAATTTAGACGAGGTGTTAAATGACAATAAAGCTGAAGAAAGGGCTCAAACTAAAAGTCCTCAAGAAAGTAAAGATTAAAGATAACGATTACAATCGTCCTGGACCAGGCTATTTAAATCCTGGAACTTTAGTTGAAATAGTATCTTCGCCTACTAGGTTGTCAGATGTACCTTTTAAAGTACTTTCTGGCTCTGGAGAATATTTGTCTAGAGGTATAATGGAGGATGTAACTTATCCAATCAATAGTGGTTCTTCTGGTTTCTTTTTTAGAGAAGGCCATAAAACTAACGCTCCATATGATTATGGTACTTTAGATTCTCAATTTTTTGAAGTAATTAATATTGATAAGAAAATATTAAATGACCCAAATATTAGTCCCAGCAAAAACTAAAACAAATAAAAATATTTTTATTTCTATTTCTTCAAAAGACGTAAATCTTTCTGTAATTACTTTATATAATAAATTCAATTGTAAAGATTACGATTTATTTTCCTATCCTACTAAAGAAAATGTTTCTTTAGAAGTCTCTTTATGGAAAAAAGTTGTTTTGCATGATTCTACTTTTTACTATCAGGAAATTTAAATGATAAAAAAAATTATTAATATTTTACCTATTAGATATAAATGGACAATCCATAATTTAATAGCTCACCCATTATCAGAAATTGTTCATTTGCTTGGCAATACTGATATTGCAAATAAAATTCATGATTGCACTCTTCCTGATCCTCAGGAAGTAAAACATGTTTTAAATCCTGAAAGAGATGATTAATGGCAATTAAAAAAATTACAGGTATTCCAGAAATTGATGCAATTGCTAATAGTATTAGTAAAAAGTTTGGCAAAGAAGATTCTATTTCTCTTGGTCCAAAGTATGAAAAAGTAAAAGCAATTTCTACAGGTTCTGTAACTCTTGACTCTGCTTTAGGTGTCGGAGGTTTACCTTCAGATAGAGTTGTAGAAATATTTGGTCCTCCAAGCGCTGGCAAAACTAGTCTTTGCCTTCAAATCGTTAAGTCTTATGTAGATACTTATGGTTACGATAGAGTCCCAGTATTTGTAGATTTAGAGCGTACTACTGGTTTAGATCTTATTAAGTCTATGGGAATCGACCCTGATCGTATGGTTTTCTGTTACCCTGATACTGCTGAAGAAGCGCTTCAGCTTTGCCAAGATCTTGGCAAGACTGGTAAAGTAGGCGTTATTGTATTTGACTCTATTGACGCTGCTCAATCAGAACGAGATACTAAACGACTTATGAATGAGATGGGCGTTGGTGATTTACCTAGATTACTTTCTAAAGCTCTCCGAGCTATTAGCAAAATTAGTGTAGATCATGATTGTTTATATTTATTTATTAACCAAGTTCGCATGAATATTGGTGTCATGTACGGAAATTAACTTGAAATAAGTATTGTTTTGTGTAGTTTACTATATGCCAACTTTACAGGAGGTTATATGTCAACTACTATAAACGGTGTCACTTTTAATAAAGAAATCACTCAAGAACAAATTCAATTTGTTCAAAAGAATTACAATTTAATGAAATTAACAGAACTTCAAGAGTATTTAAATTTTTGTGACGAAACAGTTTACCGTCTTTTAAAAGCCTTAGGTTTAAAAAGACAACGTATGTATCGTAAGAAAATTCCCAATACTCCTGAAGCTATCCAAATGCTTAAAGACCCTTATCTTAGCCATGTTAAACTAGCTGATCTTTGGGGCTGTAGTGAATCTGCTGTTGGCCACAAAAGAAAAGCCATGGGCGTTTCTGTTAGAAGAAATGTTTCCATGAATCGTTTAGAAGAAAAGCTTAAAGAAATTTTAGATGAATTAGATTTAGCTTATATCTATGAAAAACGAATTAATCAATGGTCTATTGATTTTTATCTTGGTCAAAAGTATTGTATAGATATTCATGGCTCTTGGGCTCACTCTTTCGAAAAACAAAAGAAGAGTGATCAAAGAAAAATCAAAGAGCTAACTTCTATGGGTTATCATTATTGCGTTATATTAGAAGAGAATATTGACACTGCTAAAGAAACTATACTTCAGTTTCTACGGTTTCCCCTAGAGGCGACTCTAGGAAAAAAACCTTGTGAACCACTACCAGTGGGTGTCCATTACGGGCTAACGGTGAACCCCTCCATTTATTGGGCAATACCGTGCCAAGCCTCTTTAATAGAGGAAGGTGTAGAGACTATCGAAAACACATCGAAAGATGGAAGTGAGTAGAGTAGGGAATGAGATTGGTACGTTCCCCAAGCGCAAGGCTCTTTCGAGAGAAAGATGAAGATATAGTCCACGCCACAAGTATGGTAAACTTGTGGAGTTTCGTGCCAGAAACAACTTCAGGTGGCAATGCTATTCCATTTTACGCTTCTGTTAGGCTCAGGGTTAGTTCTAAGCCTAGCTCTGACTCTCCTAATACTTTGGCTATGAAAGTAAAAATAGTTAAGAACAAAGTTGCTCCAGCTCTTAATAAAGTAGCTGAATTTGAATTTGAATGTGCTAAAGGCACTGATAAAATCATGGATGTCATTGGTCTTGCAAAAGACATGGGTTTTGTTCGTTTTGCTGGCTCTGCAGTAAAGTGGCAAAATCCCACGACAAGTGAAGAAGAAACTCTTTGCACTGGTGGTAAGATGGGTTTACGTGCTTTAATTGAAGAGCAACCCAATTACTTTGAACATTTTAAGCTTGTGTGTACTGGAAAAGAAAGCAATTTATTAAATGGCAACGACATGCAATCATCAAAACCAACATCAGAATCCGTCTGAAAAGCCTTATGTGCATTTGCATGTACATACAGAATATAGTCTTTTAGATGGAATTAATAAAGTTAATAGGCTTCCTGCTTATGCAAAACAAATGGGTATGCCTGCTGTAGCGATGACAGATCATGGTAATGTATCAGGTAGTTACAAATTTTATAAAGAATGTAAAAAACAAGATATAAAACCAATTATCGGTATGGAAGCTTATTATACTATAAATGATAGAACTGCAAAAGAACCTGACCATTTAGGCAAGTCTTATTATCATTTGATTTTGTTAGCTCAAAATAATATTGGTTTACATAACCTCATGAAGCTCAGTTCTTATGCTTATACTGAAGGTATGTATCGTAAACCACGTATTGATGATGCTCTTATTGCTCAATATTCTGAAGGTATTATTGCTACCACTACTTGTTTGGGTAGTAGAGCAAGTCAACTCATCCTTATGGGTGAGAAAAAAGCCGCAGAAAATCTTATTTTACATCATAAAGAAATGTTTAAAGATAGATTTCTTGTGGAACTTCAACTCCATAAAGATGAAGAGCAACAAGCTGTAAATAAAGTTTTGCAAGAAATTGCTTCTAAACATAATTTACCTATGGTACTTACATGTGATTGTCATTACACTCATGAACATGATAAACAACATCATGAAGCCGCTTTGTGTATGCAAACTAAAACTGTACTTTCTGATGAAAAAAGATTTAGTTTCGGACCAATAGATGTTCATTTTGCATCTCATGATTGGACTTGGAATGAAGCTAACCAACAAAATATGCCTTACGACGTCATATCTAATACAGTTCATGTAGCTGATTTGATAGATAATGAAACTTATTTTATGGATAGAATGAACCGTTATCCTAAGTTTCAAGATCTTCCAGAAACTTATAAAAGTTTTGAATTCCTTACTTTAGAATCTCAACACGGTTTATACAATAGGTTTAATGATATGCCTCCTCAAGAATATCGAGATAGGCTTGATCATGAGTTAAATGTAATTAAACGTATGGGTTTTTCTGATTATATGTTAATTGTTTCTCAATTTATGAATGGTGCTAGAGATTATGGAGTAATGCATGGGCCCGGTCGAGGTTCTGCTGCTGGTTCTCTTGTAGCCTGGTCTTTAGGCATTACTGAAATTGATCCAATTAAATACGATCTTATGTTTTCTCGTTTTCTTAATGAGGGTCGTGCTGCTACCCCTCTTATTTTTAATAAACAAATGGCTGAGCAAGCAGATCAGTTTACTTTACCTTTTTGAAAGAAATAATTATGACTAATCTAGTTACTCCTATAGATACTTGTGCTACCACTCTTTATGCTGTTGTCGATCAAACGACAAATACACCTATAACTATTAAAGGTAGGACATTACACACTACTAGATCTGATGCTAGATCTTACAGAAGATTAACTCAGAGAACTGATGTTAAAATTATGAAATGTGATTTTACAAATTATACAGATTGGACATCTGTAAGATAACAAGCAGGTGCATATGGATACAAATAACTCGCTTTTTAACTTAAATGTAGATCCAACAAGTTCTTTATTTAAGAATTTAAAAAAGTGTTTTACTGACGAATCTAATTATAAATGTGCAAAATTTTTTGTAGGTAATGAAACAAACTACATTATAAGTGCTTTGCTTTATAACTTGACTGCTAACTATACAATTATTTGTGAAGCAAATAGTCAAACTCAAAAAGTTTTACAAATTTTATTTTCTTTAAACGAAAGATTATTTTCTATTCAAGAAAAACAAAATCTTTCCCAAGTATTTAATATATCTATAGAAAATCCTGAATATTATTTAAACAAATCTTGGGTGGTTTAACAACCACCTTTGCAGTTTCTTACTTTAGGTAATTTCCATCTTTTTATTATTTGAAAGTTTAACATGTTTAAATCTCGAGAAACTTTTTTAAAAGAAATAGATTCTTATATTATTGAAGATCGTTATCAAAAAGTAGATCCAGATTTTCTCCATCAAGAAGTTGCTATGATTTCTTTAGAAGATTTAGACAGAATTGAATCTTGTTTACAGTCTAAACATTCTTTTTTAGAAAATCCATATAATAGTATTTTACTTTATATTACTGGACTTACCGATGTGTTTGATTTTAATAAAATGAGATCAGATACTATTGGGGGTGCGCCTCCCGATATTGATATAGACCATGATGCTTTAGATAGAGAGAAAGCAATACAATGGTGCATTGATTATTGGGGGCGTGAGAGAGTTGCCAATATTATAACTCATGGAACTTTTAAACCAAAATCATTAGCTCGTTCTTTTTATAGAATACACGAAGGTGATTCTTCTGAACTTAACGAGTTATTAAAAATGTTTCCTCCTCCTAAGTATGGCAAAGAACCTACTTTAGAAGAAGTTCTTGAAGAAAATCCCGACCTCTCTGATGATCAAAGATATTCTGCTTTTTTAGAATTTGCTGATAGAATAGAAAACATGGTTGCTAATTTTGGCATCCATGCAGCTGGTGTCATTATTTCAGATAAAGAAATACATGATACTGTTCCTGTTTGGTCTAATAGTAAAGCAGAAAGAATTACTCAATATGATAAAGATGAATGTGAAGAGCTTGGGCTTATTAAGTTTGATTTTTTAGGTATTGACACTTTATCTATTATCAAAGAATGTAAAAATTTAATTAAACAAAATTACAACATAGATTTAGAGCCTTATTCTATACCAGATGGCGACGAGTTAGCTTATAAATATTTAAATTTAGGTTGTTTAACTGGTATTTTTCAAATGGAAACATCCGGTACCGCTAAACGATTAATTAATGACATACAACCCGCTAGCATAGAAGATCTTAGTGCTATCAGTGCTATCAACCGCCCTGGCCCTTTGCAAGCTGGTCTTGATAAAACTTATATTGCTAATAAATTAAATAATTCTCCGCCTGAAGATTTACCTCTTCAAGTTGCTGAAATTCTAAAAGCTTCTTATTGGACTTTAATATATCAGGAACAAATTATGAAATTATTTACCGATTTAGCAGGTTTTACTCAACAAGAAGCAGATGATGTTCGACGAGCTATGGGTAAGAAAAAACTTTCCGTTCTTGAAAAATATGAAGAAAAATTTATAGAAAATTCTGTAAAAGTAGGTGGCTTGTTATCTGACTATGCTAAAGATCTTTGGAAAGATATTTTAGGTTTTGCTGATTATTGTTTAGCAGGAAATACCGAAATATTAATTCCTACTCTTACAAAAAGATCTAGAACTATTGAAGATATTGTTAAAGCTCAATATTCTGGTTTTGTACTTAGTAATGATTCAACTCAAGCTACCCCTTGGGTTGCTCAACAAGTCACTCAATGGCACGATAAAGGTATTAAAACTGTTTACAGATACACTTTAGAAAATGGAGATTATGTTGATTGTACAGAAGACCATAAATTTATGTCTTCTAATAATCAAATGCTCCCAATTGATTTATTATTTACTAAAGAAATAGATATTTTTTCTACAAAAGATAATATATAATTTTCTATACTCTTGAAAATAATAGCAAAAATATATTAAAACTAAACAAAAAGGCGAGGTTTATATGGCGACTCATGCTCAAACAAGAACACCCGTTACAGTTATTTCTGATAGCAACATTACAATTGATACTTTGAATGTTGATAAAACTACTACTGTTGGAAATATTGTAGACAATTTGCCTTTACAAAAAGCTTTAGCTTTTTCTTCATTTGATCAAAATGATTCATTTTATGAAATCTTCCCTTATATAAAGGAAGGTTTTGAAAAATTTGTAATGTTATTTATTAATGGTGACATTATTCCAAGACTTGAATCTATGCTAGGTGATGGTTTTTATATAGATAGTGAATTTAATAAGTTATATATTCTTGGCGAATATACAGCATTGATAAATGATCAAACAGACGTCACTATTTTTTACACACCTGCTTAGGAGATAAATATGGATCCAGTTTATCCAAAATTAGTCGCAGTAGATAATTCTACAATAACAGTAAATACTGTTAATATTTATAATCAAGAACATACTGTTAGAACTTTTGATCTTACTGATCAGATTCCTGAACATGACGATGTTGATTATCCTGATGGCAAGTTTTTATTTACGCTACCATTTCCCGCTAAAAGAAACAGCATAATCATTACTTTAGATGGCTTGGTACTTTCTCCTCAAGAAACTCCTGACTCTTTAGGCGATTACAGAATTACAAGCTCTAGTACCTTCGAGTTTGTTTGGGATGTAGGTTTAAAAAAAGCTAGTCCAGATGATACTCCTGTTCTACTTGCAAGATATTCAATAGACGATTAATAGGAGAACATAGATGGCTAATAGAAGAACAGACTTACGCAGAGGGTCTTTAGATTTAGACAATCTGTTTGACAAGCCAAATCAAAAAGATGCAGATGGTAAAATTATTCTTGGTTTACCTGAAGCCGATATTGATGCAAAAATTGCTACTGCTATTGGAGGAGCCGGATCAGGTATTGTTGGTCCTACTGGGCCAGTAGGACCAACAGGAGCTTCGGGACCTACTGGATTGCAAGGTCCAACCGGACCACAAGGCCTTCAAGGCTTACAAGGCCCTCAAGGTTTAGTTGGGCCACAAGGACCAACGGGTGCTACTGGTCCTCAAGGATTAGTAGGTCCAACCGGTCTACAAGGGCCTCAAGGTGAAGCTGGCCCTCAAGGTGCATCCGGTCTTGATGGAGCTCAAGGCCCCACAGGGGCTATTGGTCAAAGAGGCCCTACAGGCCCTCAGGGATTGCAAGGTCTTACAGGTCCAACCGGACTTACCGGAGCAACTGGCCTTAAAGGAGATCAAGGAGATATCGGTCCAACTGGCCCTCAAGGTGCTACAGGTGCACAGGGGCCTCAAGGCATGCAGGGTTTACAAGGCGAAGTTGGCCCTCAAGGTCTTCAAGGAATTCAAGGTGTCCAAGGTCCCGTAGGACCTACAGGAGCGCAAGGTCTTATTGGTCCACAAGGGCCGCAAGGCCCAACTGGTGCCATTGGCCCTACTGGCGCTCAAGGCCCTCAAGGGCTTCAGGGTTTGCAAGGGCTAGCAGGAACAACAGGCCTTCAGGGACCTGTTGGACCAACAGGAGTTACGGGTCCTAAAGGTGACCCAGGTCAAGCTTTTAATGTTGATTATTCTGGTGAGCTTAACGACACTATTGTCACTCAAATTGAATCTGATGACACCATTACTACTTCTAATTTATTTTTTGTTGTAGTAACTTTAGATAATCGCTCTACTTCTATTTCTTATTTAACTAATGATTTAACAAATCATCTTATTGTTTATAACGGTACTACTTGGAGTGATTTTGGACAATTTGCAGGAACTCAAGGTCCACAAGGTGCTACAGGCCCTACTGGACCTACAGGTTTAACTGGCGCAACAGGGCCTCAAGGCCCTCAAGGGCTTCAGGGAGACCAGGGAATTCAAGGACCTGTTGGCCCCACCGGGGCCCAAGGAGCTCAGGGTATCCAAGGCCCTACTGGCCCCCAAGGTGAGCAAGGTTTAGCTGGTGTTACTGGAGCAGTTGGCCCTACCGGACTTACAGGTCCTACTGGAGCTCAAGGTGAACAAGGCCCGGCTGGGGCTCAAGGCGAACAAGGTATTCAAGGCCCAACAGGCCCTGTTGGGCCGCAAGGCTCTATTGGCTTGACTGGTGCTACAGGACCTCAAGGCCTTCAGGGGGTACAAGGTGAACAAGGTGAAATCGGTCCGCAAGGTATTCAAGGCATCCAAGGACCGATTGGCGCTACCGGGCCACAAGGCCCTCAAGGTTTAATTGGTTTGACTGGCCCAACCGGGCCTCAAGGTATTACTGGAGCTACTGGTGATACTGGTGCGATTGGGGCAACGGGGCCACAAGGCCCTCAGGGTCTCCAAGGTGAGCAAGGCCCGCAAGGTGAGCAAGGCATTCAAGGTCCAGTTGGACCCACAGGTGCAACTGGAGCTGCAGGTTCAATCGGACCTACAGGTCCTCAAGGACTACAAGGCTCTCAAGGACCTACCGGGGTACAAGGGCCTCAAGGTCTTGCAGGACCGACTGGAGCGCAGGGAGAACAAGGCCTTCAGGGTGAAGTTGGCCCTCAAGGTCTTCAAGGACCTACCGGCGCTACTGGTGCGCAGGGATCTACTGGCCCTGTAGGGCTAACTGGAGCTCAAGGTGCTACAGGTCCTCAAGGTCTTAATGCTGACACCTATATTGATGATGCGGTTGTATCTGCAAATAGCTTATGGTCTTCTTCTAAAATTAGTTCTGAAATCTCTGATTTTATAACTAGTTCAGAGGCTCTCGAGGCTGTTGGCTCTATTACATTAGATATGACTGGTTTCCCCAACAGGGATGATTCATCTCTTTCTTTTGATAATTCTACCAACACTTTTACTTTGTCACCTGTCGGTGATTCATTTACTCTTTGGTATCGCGGTCAAGAGATCACTGTTTCTTCTTCTAAAACTCTTCAAATTACTAATTCTGCTGGTGGTCGTTATATTAAATATAATCCATCAACAGATTCATTACAAGAGTTGGCTATTGGAGCACATCCTTCGTTAATTGAAGATTTACTTGTTGCTTATGTTTACTGGGACGCTACTAATTCCGAAGCAATTATTTTTGGTGATGAAAGACACTCATCTCATAGAGATACTCAATGGCATCTTTCTCAACACCTCGATGTAGGTGCTATTTGGAGAAGTGGCGGCGCTCTTAGCTATCAATTAGAAGATGACACTGATGTAACTTTGTCTTTAGGTCAAATTACAATTGCTGATGAAGATCTTGTACACGTTATTCAGCATGGTTCTTCAGCTAATCCTTATGAGCAAGTTTTAAGCGGTGATGCGGAAATTCCTGTAATTCACCAAAGTGGTTCAGCAGTCGTTCAAACTTCACCAACTAGTGTTCCTTGGCTTGCAAATGCCACTAGTATTCAATTTAATCAAATTGTTAATAATGTTGGATCTTTAGCAACCGTTTCTAATGGCAATTATATCAGCTATTATATGGTTGCTACTAATGATTCTACATATCCTATTAAATTGATGATGGGCCACGATCAGTATACAACTGTCGCCGCTGCTGAAGCTGAAGAGTTTGTTAACTTAGGTTTTTCTGTTCCAGAGCTCGTTCCTCTTTACAAGATTGTTCTTCAAGCTAAAACTTCTGGTGCTTATAAATGTGAAATCAATTCTGTTGCTCAGCTTTCAGGGCGTCAATCTTCTCTTAATGCTGCATTCTCAGCTACAAGCCACGATGCTTTAACTGAAAGAACTCTTTCTGATCAACACCCTATTTCTGCTATTACTGGTTTACAAACTGTAGTCGATAAAGTTGCTGGCATTGAACCTGGAGCTACTGCTGATCAAACTGCACAAGAAATTGTAGCAGCTATTGATGCAGATCTTACAGCTGAAACAACGCTGAAAAATGCTCTTGGGCTTGGTACTGCGGCCTATACAGATTCAACTAACTATGCTACTACAGCTCAAGGTACTACTGCTGACTCTGCTTTGCAACCTAATGATAATATATCTGAATTAGTTAATAACGTAGGTTATTTAACTACTCACCCAGATATTGTTGCGGCTACTCTTAACTTGAGTAATTCTGACCGAACTTATATCCAAAGCATTACTTTAGATAGCAATGGGCACGTTACTTCAGTTTCCACAGCTACTGAAACTGTTGTGAATACTGATACAACTTATACTGCAGGTTCTGGGCTTACTTTAAGTGATGAAGAATTTAGTATTACTAATTCTGTAACTGCTGGAACTTTAGATGATGCAGCTAAAACTGTAAGTCTTGCTTTTGATTCTCATGGTATGATCACTTCTGCAACTTTGCAAAATATTCAAATTGCTCAGTCTCAAGTTGTTGACTTAGTTTCAGAAATTGCTTCCCTGAATACTAGAGATGGTGGTCTTTTAGAACAAGAGTGGAGTGGAGTTGGTCCTAAGATTGTTTATCTTCCAGAAACTATTAAGATTTCTGGTCATTTAGGTCCTTTTGAGATTGACTTAGCTGAAGTAATTGCTAATTCTGGTGCTGGAGATCTAGTGTTCTTCGGTTCCAAATCAATCAAACACGAAGACAAACACTTTGAAATTGACATTTCAACAGGTGATGCGATATTCACTGGATATTCAGAATAATTAAAAACAGGAGATTAAAAATATGGCTTCAAGCTTAAGACAAAAAACAGCACCTTCAGGTGCAAGTTATGCTGAAGGTGGACAAGATACACTTGGTACTTCTACAGTGCCTTGGAAAGACGTTCATACTGTAAACCTTACTGCAAAAGGTGACGTTACTATTGAAGGCGATCTTACGATTACTGGAGATGCAAATGAAGTTACAGTTTCTCAACTTGCTGTTGATGAAACATTAATTAAATTAGGTAAAACTAATACTGGTACTACTGCTGACATTGGTCTTGTTGGTGCTGAAGATACTGATGGTACTCCAGTTTATAGCGGTTTTGCACGCGATGCTAGTGATAGCGATAAAGTTTGGCAAACGTTTGAAGGTCTTACTACTGACCCTTTAAGCGGCGATGGCACAACAGTTGACTTTAGTTCTGCTTCTTTAGGTACAATTAAAACTAAAATTATTGCTCCTGAGGGAGGAATTACTTTAGGTGCAACTGCAGTTACATCTACTGCTTCTGAATTAAATTTACTTGATGGTGTTACTGTTGGTTCAGTTTCTCAAGGTCTTGCTGTAGTCGTTGATTCTTCTAAAGATATTTCTGGTTTTAGAAATGTTTCTTTAGATTCTACTTTGACTGCTTCTACTGTTAGCTCTTCAGTAATTGCATCTAATGACGCTGAATTAACTATTGATGGTTCTGCTTTAGATACTGCTCAATTTACTGTTAAGCTTCCTGAAACTAAACAAGACGCTTTGAGCATTTCTGCTGGAGCTTCAGATTATATCGTTTTAGATACTGCTGACTCTCAAATTCAATTTGAACAAGCTTTACTTTCTAAAGATATTACAGTTGCTGATGGTTCTACTTTAGATGTAAGTGCTGCTACTTTAACTCTTGCTGCAGGTCAAATTCCTGCAAATAAGGTTTCAGAAGGTACTTTTGCAGCTGGAACTTACAGCTTTGCAGGTTCTGAATTAACTTCTTTAGGTACAGTAAAAGCTTTAGATGTTTCAACAGGCACTTTGACTCTTACTGATGGTCAAATTGCTGCAAGTAAAGTTACAGGACTTGACGGTGCTGGTTTAGCTGATACTAATGGTCAGCTTAGTGTTAATGTTGATGGCGCGTCTATTCTTATTGACGCCGATACTCTTAAAGTTGGAACTATTACTAATGCAAATATTGTTGATTCAACAATTGACTCTGCTAAACTTTCTGATCTTCCTTCAGCAGTAAACAACATTCTTGAAGCTGGAACTGGTATTACAATTACTGGTTCTTCAACAATTTCAATTGGTCAGGCTGTAGGAACTACAGATGATGTTACATTTGATACTGTTACTGCTACTACTTTTATAGGTAAAATCAGCACACTCTCTAATCACAGCACTGATAATTTAGCAGAAGGTACTAATCTTTATTACACTGATGAAAGAGTAGACGATCGAGTTGACAATCTTCTTACTCAAGGTGAAGCTATTGTTTTAACTTATGACGATGTAGCTAATACTCTTACTGTTGCTGCAGAAGATGCTTCTGAAAGTAATAAGGGTGTAGCTTCATTTGCATCTTCAGATTTTAGTGTTACTTCTGGCGCAGTTAGTATTAAGGCTGCAGGCGTTTCTAATGCTCAGTTAGCTAATTCAATTACTACTTTAGGTAGCACCGCTCTCACTCTTGGCGCTACGAATACTGTTATTGCTGGAATGCAAAAAATTACAGCAACTACATTTAGTGGTGCTCTTGAAGGGAATGCAGACACTGCTTCTGCTTTAGCTTCAAATTTTACAATTGCTATTGCAGGTGATGTGGCTGGCTCAGTAACTACTAATGGTACTGGTACTGCTACAGTTAGCGTATTAATGCAAAGTGATTCAGTTGATCTTGGTACTCATACTACTGGTGATTATGTTGCTACACTTAATGAAAGCGGCTCTAATTCAGATTTTGTTTTAGCTAATAGCAACCAAGAAAATGGTGCAGCTACAATTGCTTTAGCAACTATTTCAGGCCTCACTGCAGATACTTATGGCTCTGCTACTGAAATCCCTGTAGTTGAAGTAGATACTCGTGGTAGAGTCCGCAGTATCAGCACTGCTGATGTTGCTACAAGCCTTGCTTTTAAAGGTGATTCTGGTGCGGATTCTCTTGCATTGCTTGGTGGCACTCTTACTTTTGTTGGTGGAACTGCTCTTACTTCTACAGTCAGCGATGATCAAGTCTCTTTTGCACTTGATAATACAAATGTAACTGCGGGCGATTATGGTGAAGCTTCTAAATCTTTGTCTATTAGTGTTGATGCTCAAGGTCGTTTAACAGCTGCTACTCATCAAAATATTAGTATTGATCATACTCAAATTACTGATTTTGATGCTGAAGTAACTGATCTTGCAGGAGCTCTTGTAAGTGGAGCAACCACTTCTAATCTCTCTACTTCATATGACGCTAATACGGATGCGCTTTCTATTTCTGTAGAAACTGCTACTGCGGCAACTCTTGGTGTTGCTAAGTTTAATGGTGCTAATTTTGATGTTACAGCTGGTTCTGTAGAAATTAAAGATGGTGGTGTTACTAATGCCAAATTAGATAATTCTGGTTTCTTTATTAAAGGTACTACTGGCGCAGGTATTGGTGGTCTTACTATTTCTCCTAATCTTGGTCAAACTGTTATATTTTCTTCTGAAGCTAGAGGGAACATTGTTATTTCTGCAGATAGTGCAACAAATTCTCTTGATTTTGATTTAGCAAGTAGTATTTCTGCTACTACTATTACTGTAGGTAGCGCTGTTCTTGATGCAGCTGATTTAGAGAAAATTGACGATATTACTGATGGCACTGCTGCTGCAAATAAAGCTCTTGTAGTTAATTCAAATAGAGAAATTGCAAATCTTAGTAAAGTAGCTTCCGGCACTTTCACAGATGGTATTGCTACTTTGACTGGTGGCGACTTGACTGCTGATAGCGTCATTACTCCAGAACTTTATGCAAATTCAGGCGATTTAACTATAAGTGCTGGGTCTGCAAGTGATGTAATTATTTCAAGCAATCTTGTAGCCCAAGCAAAAATAACAGGCGGGTCAAGTGGGATTGAATTTGAAGGCACGATGAAATATGATTTAGGTAATCATATTATCGTTACTTCTAGCAATGCTACATTACCTTCAGCATCTCAAGGGTTAGAAATGATTTATATTAATACTAATAGTAATAGTATCACCGTATCAGCAGATGGGAACGATGTAATCTATGAGTCTGGTCAAAGCTCTAGTGCAACTTTAATAACTTTAGCTGCTAAACAAACTTTACGTTTAATAGCAATTAATTCTACCGACTGGTATCAAGTTTAATCAAAACTAATACACTTTAACAAATAAAGTAATTTCTTGTTTTTAAAGGGTGGCTTGTTTATTCAAGCTGCCCTTTTTTTATTTTTAATAAAGGAATATTATGCGTATTATTGCTTCTTATAAAAATCCAAAATACTATCGGCAAAGATCTCTTTGTGGCATAAATACTTATGCTACTAAATATATTCCTGATGGTTATGAAACAAAAAATATTGTAATTGATAGTTTTGATAAATTAAAAAACCATGTTAAAGGAATTACTTTTTATTCTTTTCATGGCGACTCTGGTCGACCTTTAAAAATGTCTGATTTAAATATTAAAGTGGAAGATTAATTTTGAAAATTATTAAAAAAGAATATCTTGGAGAGCAACAAGTATATGATATTGGTGTTGCATCTAGCACCAATACTCATAATTTTACTTTAGCTAATGGTCTTGTTGCTTCAAATTGTTTTAATAAAGCACACAGTGTAAGTTATTCTATGTTGACTTATATTACTGCATATATGAAGGCTCATTATCCTGTAGAATTTTTTGCTGCCTTAATGAGTACTCGAAGTAAAACTTTACAACCTAAATCTTGGGCAGTTAAAGCTCCTGAATATATTAATGAAGCCAAACGTTTTAATGTAAATGTTTATCCGCCTAGTGTTAATCAAAGCGGTTATGAATTCACCATTGTAGATCATGAAATATACTTTGGATTAAATGCTATTCGAGATGTTGGTAAAACTGCAGCTAAAGCTATTATTAAAGCTAGAGGTAATCTACCTTTTAAAAGCGTAAGAGATTTTCTCGATAGAGTTAATTTACAAAAAGTAAATACAAAAGTTTTTGAAGCTTTAGTCCATGCAGGTGCTTTTGACCGAATGGGTTATACTCGAGATTCTTTGATTCAATATACTTCTAGTATTTACCAATATGTAAGAGATTTAGAAGATTATGCTCAAAGAGAAATTGACTATGTAGAACGTCAAAGGCATAATGAGCGCGTAGAACCTTTAATTGAAAGACGTAATTATTTACGCAATGAAGTTAAAAAAATAACTAATCGTATTTCTAAAGGTAAAGAAAAAGAAGAAGATGTTTCAAATCTTCACATTTATGAACCTGAGCTTCAAGATTTAGAAGATCAAAAATTAAAAAGGCTTCCTGCTTTAGCTAAAAAAGAAAAGCCTACTTTTCCTGAAATTGAACGTACAGAATTTGTTCCTTTGACTTTAAAACAAATAATGGATCAAGCCAATTATATTGGCTGCTATATTGGCGGTCATCCTTTGGATTTAATTCAAATTAATAAAGAAGATTTATCTTCACTTACTCCTGGTTTAGATGCTAGAGTAGCTGGAGTAATTTTATCGTTAAAAGAAATTAAAACTAGACGTGGACAAATGATGGCTTTTATGGAAATAGATGACTCTACAGCTAGTGCTGAGATTGTATTGTTTCCTTCTATATGGGAAAAAATAAAAGCTACTGGTTTAAAAGAATCAGATATTATAAAAGCTAAAGTAAAAGTAGAACAAACAGATCCAGATATAAAATTAATTTTAAAACATTTAGAAAGAATACAAACAGATGAAGTGGACTCCTGAAGAAGAGAACTTCCTAATTGAAAATATTAACAAATATTCTAATTCAGAATTAGCAGAAAAATATTCTCAATTTCATTTAAACAATGTTCCAGGCTTTCCTTTTGAAAGAACGGAACATGCTATTCGCAGAAAGATTGCTAGAGATAAAATCTCTAGAGATCCTGATGTTAAAAGCGTTGTTTCTTATAATGATTCTTGGGATTATATTATTAAAACTACTAAAGACTATAGATCCAAATCTGTTAAAAAAGATTTAGGTCTTACGACTTCTAAAGAACGTAAAATCATTACTTTTAGTGATTTACATGTTCCATTTTTTCTTTGGGAAGATATGGAAGCTGCTTTAACTTTGCATTCCGATGCTAATGTTGTTGTTTTAAATGGCGACATATTAGATGCTTATATATTTAGTACATTTTCTAAAAGCAAAAATATTGCTGCTTTAAAAGAATATAAAGTAGCATTTGATTTAGTACATTACTTATCTGATCATTTTGAAACAGTAATATTAGTATGCGGCAACCATGATTATAGAACTACTCGAGCTGTTAAACAAGCAGGCTTTAATCAAGATGCTAGCTCAGTATTTGGTACTGATCTATTGTTTAAGATTAGCAATGGTGAAAAACTAAATGACAGAGGAGAATTAATTGAAAAACTTAATTTCGATAACGTCCTCTATCAAAGACATGATCCATGGTATGTTAGGGTTGGTAAAACTATTTTTTGCCATCCTAGTGGTTTTGGCTCTAAATATCCTGGCGCTACAGTTGTTAAATTACTTGATCATTTTTCTGAAAGAATGCATTACGACGATTTTGATTCTATTGTTGTTGGGCATACTCATAAAGTTTATAAAGGAATTGTATCAGGAAAAATGTTAATTGAGCAAGGGGCTATGGCTCATAAGCTTCCCTATCAATTCCAACCTGATCTTAGATTTAAAAACGCAATGAATGGTTATGCTGTAATTTATCAAGATGCTTACGGAAATACTAATTTTAATGATTCTCAAACCTATTATTTAGGCTCACATTTACCTACAAAAAAAGGAGCTTTATGAGCGACCAAAAAGAAATTAATCTTCCAGATGAATTAAAAGATAAACCAGTACCTTTTCAATTTTTTATTAATATTGCAGATGCTCTTGAAGCAAGAATTGATTACAATTTTAATTCAATGATTCAAGTATCTCTTTTAGTAGAATATATGTATTCTCAGTTAGAGGAAAAAGGTATCGAAATTAAACTTGATGAAAAATTTGAAGAGTTTCAAAACTCACGCTTAGAAGAAATTACTCAACAGTTTGAAAAGATTAAACAAGGCATTAAAGACCCACAAGAAGCCGCTGAAGAAGTTTTCAAACAAGATGTCAATATGGAGGACAGTTAATTGACATGGTCATTTGTAAATCAAATTACTAACGAGCTTTCCAGAGGCTTTTTAGATGAACAAAAAGCCCCTACCTTATGGCCTTCTGCTGCTACAGCTATGGTAAATGGAAAAGTTGTTGGTAAGTGTCGCCGCCAATCTTATTATCGCTATGCTACAGATTCATATAATTTTAATGAGAAATATGATTATATTGAACCCTTAGCTTTAGAAATTAAAGAAAAAAAACTTCCAGTAAGTCAATACACTAAATGGATTTGGCGTGCTGGTGAACTTTACGAGGAGTACTGCATTGAGCTTGCAAAACAAGCTGGAGTTTACGTTGGTACACAAATATCTATTTATGTGCCTAAATTTAACGTTTCTGGTAAAATTGACTTAATAGTTTTAAATCCTGAAGATTCTAATTATCAAATTATAGAAGTTAAATCTATTTATGGTTTTAATGCTAATAACATTATCGGTACTGAAGCCATGCATAAAAAGATGGAAATGGGTACTCCCAGAGAGTCTCACTTAATGCAGCTTGGTATTTATCAATCTTGGTACGCCAACCCTAAAGAGTGGGGCCCAGGCATACTACTTTATGGTGCTCGTGATACAGGTCGTTTTGCAGAATTTCTTGTTACAGTAGAACATAATGAAGAAGATGGTCTTGATTATATTTGGTATCAAGGTAACTACCCCATTCAAACTAAAAAAGTTAATAGCGGAATCACTATTCAGTCTATTATGACTAATTATGCTTCTATTATGACTGCTTTAGAAAATAATCAAATCCCAGATAGAGATTATTATTTATCTTATACTGAGGAAATGATTGATTCTTTATATGAAGCTGGGCAGTTAAATAAAACTGAAACTACTCAATATGAAAAACGTAAAAAACAAATTGAAGAAGGAAAGACTAGACTTGTCAAGCCTGTAGAAAAAGGTGATTGGCAATGTCGTCTTTGCGAATATAAAAACGTTTGTTATCAAGATTAACAAACAAATAAATAAAAGATTAATTAAAAATGAAACACAAATATTATATAGATATACATGTGCATGGTATTGATAAATCAATTCTTGGGCCTTGGACTTTTGAAAAAGCTTCTAAGTTCTGGGTTCGAGAATTATACTCACATGCTAAAACTAAAGTTAATCCAAAAAACGATTTTGTTTTTTCAGGAGCCTTGTACTTAAGGCAAGATGATGGCACTAAATGGATTTTAGGTAAGAAAGAGTCAGTTAAAATTAAATATGATAAAATACAACGATCTTGTTTTTAGTCTTGAAGATGCATCGCAAGTAAAACTTTCTACTAACGATGTATTGTTACAACCTTCTATTGGTCTTTTAAAATCTAGATCTGAAGCTATTATTGATTCATCTTTTATTTTTTCCAGTCCCATGGATGTGGTTACTGGTTTAAATATGTCTGAAGCTATGATTGCTGAAAATCAAAATCCAGTATTTTGTAGATTTTTACCTTTAGATCAAAAAGTTAAAGCTATTTTAAAATTTCATTCTCAAGAAAATTTTTGGTATAGCGTTGGAGCTTTTGATTCCGATTGGGAATTAATTGAATATTTAAAACAAACTAAACAACTTCCAGAAGATTTTTATTTAAATATATCTGTAGATGTAGCCCATGGTGCTACTCAAGAAATGGAAATAATATATGAAACTTATTCTAGGTTTTCTTGGTGTAAAAATTTAATGTCAGGTACTGTAGCAACCCCTGGGGCAGCGGAATTTGTTCATACCGCTGGTTGTAATCATGTTCGCATTGGAATTGGCCCTGGTAGTGCTTGCAGTACAAGAATCGTTACTGGTTGCGGTTATCCTAACCTTTCGGCAGTTTATGAAATTTATCGTTATTTTCAATTTCAAGAATATAATAACTTTAAATTAATTGCCGATGGTGGAATTAAAAATACTGGTGATATTGCAAAATATCTAGCCGCTGGAGCTAATGGCGTGATGATAGGTAGTATGCTTTCAACTATATATGAGTCAGAAGGTTGGATTCGTCCACTCTTTTCTAAACCTTATAAATATTATAGAGGACAAGCTTCTGCTGAATTTCAAAAAGATAAGCGTGGTAAAATTAATGGTGTTCCAGAAGGTGTACAAAATAATAAAAAAATACACCCAACAAAATCTTTTTATACTTTTAATAAAGAAGTTAAGTCTGCTTTAGCTTCTACAATTTCTTATTTGTCTATAAAACAAATCTCAGATTTAAAACCTGAAAATGTAAAATTTGTAAAAATTACATCTAGTGGTTTTAATGAGAGTCGCCCACATATTTTAAATTAGGAGATTTCTATTGTACATCACAGATGTTGATGAAGTAGTTTCTTTATTACGATCCAAACTTACAGATTATTTATCTTTAAAGTTAAAAGAAGATTTTTCTTCTACTAAAAAATTTAAATGTTTTGCTCATGATGATTCCGATCCTAGTATGCATATTAATCCAAAAACTGCGAATGAAACAGTAAAATGTTTTTCTTGTGGTTTTCATGGTGATATATTTACTGCTGCAAATCATTTTGATAATTTACCTTTAAATGGTCCAGAGTGGCTTAAAGTTACTATTCCTCAACTTTGTGATGACTTGGATATTAATTACTCTCCAGGTTCTTTGACACAAGAAGACAGAGAGAGAATCTCTTTATTTAAAATTGCTCAAGATATTTCTGATATTTTGGGTTCTTTATCTATTCAAGATAATGATTATGCTGTCGAGAGAAATTGGATTCAACGTTATGTCCCTCTAGGTAGTATTGATCCCGACCTTTTGATTAATAAACTTATTGAAAAAGGGTGGGATTCTTCTTATATTGCTACTACAAATTTAATTAGAACTAGATATGTTTCTTATTTTGGCGAAGATAAATTAACTTTTCCAATTAAAGATCATTGTAAACGCACTGTTGGTTTTATTTGTAGAAATTTAAATTATCAAGAAGATGGTTTACCAAAGTATATTAATACTCCTGAGTCTGTTATTTATAAAAAGAACCAAGCTCTTATGGGTATTGATGTAGCTTATAGAGAAGCTAAAAAATATGGTCTTTATGTTGTCGAGGGTCCAGGCGACCTTATGCAACTTTATCGACTTGGTATTTTGAATGCAGTTGCAGTTTGCGGTACTGCTTTTACTGAAAATCATTTATTGTTTTTAAAGCAAATTGGTATTCGCAAAATATATCTTAACTTTGATTGGGATCAAGCAGGTTATGCTGCTACTCACAGAGTTTTAGAAAACATATTAAAGTCTATTTCTGGTTTTTCTGTTTATGTAGTTTCTGCACCTGAAGAAGATGTTAAGGACGTTGATGATTACCTTAAGAATCACGACGACCCTTCTACTTATCTTTCATTAGAAAAAGTACCTGCTTTTAATTGGCAACTTACTTCTTTTTCAGATAGTGAAACACCAGATGTTATCTGTCAAAAGATGATTCCTATTATTGCAGCAGAAGAAACTGGAGTAAAACGTGAGCTTCTTATTAAAGAGCTTGCTCAATATACTACTGTTTCTACTACATCTATTACGGCAGATGTTAATGCTATTCGCAATAATAAATTTTCAGAAAAAATAGATAGAATTAAATTGTCAGCAGAAGCATATATGAGAGCTGTGTCTGAAGATCCAGATAATATCAGATCTCATGTTGCTATGCATGAACAAAACATTGAGCTTATAGAAAAAGAATTTAAAACTGATTCCATCGGTATTAATTATCAGCTTAATAGATTCGAATCCATTCAAGAGCTAAGAGAGCAAGCTGGAGATGATGAAGCTGCTACTTCTTTTAAAATGAATTATTTTAGAGAGTTTGCAGACAATATGAATGGTGGTATGCCTTGGACTACTGGCAGCTTAATGTATGTCGGTGGTCGTGCTAATTCAGGTAAAACTGCTACTTGCCTTATGATAGGTACTGATATCGCTATGAGTGATGAAAACGCTTTAGTTATTATTCACTCTACTGACGATTCTTATGAGCAAATTGAACCTAGAATTAAAACTAACATTTATAAAATGGCCTTTCCAGATAGTATCCCTCTTACTATTGGTATGGTTGTTCAACCTAAATTTCATTTATCTCAATTGCCTGAAGAATATACAGCTGCTTTTAATCAAGCAAATGAAATATTTAGAGATTTGATTGAGCAAGAGAGACTTGTTATTATTGACTCTGAAGATGGCGCTAATCTTTCTACTTTGGAAAGAAATGTTCGCTATTACAGAAATAGATACCCTAATCGAAAAATCTTAATGGTTTGTGACAATACTCATAACTATATGGATTTTATGAATATGGAACAATCTAGTCGGATGACAATGATTTCGAATCAACAAAAGAACCTTACTGTTAAATATCATGCTTGCATGATTGCTACTGCTGAGTATCGTAAAAATATGCCTATGGATCACAGCAAACTTCGTTTACCTGTAGATGATGACCTTGCAGATGCACGTGCACTAATGTATCGTCCAAACGTTATTTGGCATGTTTACAATGACATGCACGATCGCAAAGAGCACGCAGAAATCTTTTGGAAAGACGAAGAAGGTAATATCAAACCTAGACTTCTTTTACACTTTACAAAGAATAAAATATCTGGTTTCAAAGATAAACTTATTCTTGATCTTGACCCTAAGACTGTTTCTCTTTCTCCCAAAAGTAGAGAATCTGCTTTGCAAGAAGCAGAGACTTTTAGAGATCTAAAAGATTCTGGGTATGTACAAACTGATGGAAAACAAATAAAATATGTTCGTGCTGAAGAGTACGATCAAGATTATTAAGGATTCAAAAATGCCTCAAAAAAAATCAATGGGTGTATATTTATACTCTAACAAAACATATTATTATTTAGAAGCTGGAGATAACCACATCGGTAATACTCTGGATAGGGTTCGTAAAGCGTTAATTCAACGCGGCCTTATTCAGGGTCTTACTGATGCTCCAATGGCTGCTTCGTACGATATTCTTTCATATGAAGAAGCTGTTAAAAAAGATTATTCTTTGCAACCTATATTTATTTCTAAACATGTAGAAAATATGTATAAGTCTAAAGAGAATAAAAATTCAGGAGCTTTTAAATGAAAGAACTTAAAGAAAATTTACAAATCTTAGCTATTGTTTTTGCTACTGGTTTTTTCTTTGGTATAGTTTTTTATACTTTTGTTTTAAAAAGACCACCAAGGCCTCATTCAGAAGTATGTAAACTAGATATTGCTCAAGTAAAATCTTTAAAAATTCAATTAACAGATTCTAATAATCTGTGTTTACAGAAAATAGATGCTGCTGTAAAAATTGAAAGCAAAACTAATAAAGAGACCTTTCAAAAAAAGTATAAACGCCTTGAAGAGGCTTGTAACGAACTTGATTGTCTTCAATGCAAGCGAGATAAAAAGAAATGAAAAAAATTTTATTGTTTTTACTTTTTAGTTTGCCTTTAAATTTATATGCAGATACTTTTCAAGTAAACCTTTTTGATTTTTCTTTTTTTGAAGATCAAGATTTGCAATGTTGTGATCAAATTTTTAAAGGTGAAAAAGCTCCTTATCATGCTTTTTTAATTAAACCTTATCAATTAGTAATATTTAGAGATACTTTAGATAATCTTCATAAAGACATGGCTGCTCAACTTGAGCACCAAGATCGCTTATGTGAAAATAAAATATCTTTATTTAGAACTCAATGCGATCAAGTTATAGAAGATATTAAAACTGCTGCTGCTTTTTATGAGGAACGAAATCTTCTTCTTGAAAAAGAAAATAAATTATTAAGTAACACTTTATTTAAACACAAACTTGTCATGTATATAGCCTTACCTTTAGCTTTTACAGCAGGATTGTATACTTATCATTTGGTAAAATGAAAATATCTGAAGATAAATTTTTAACTACTTTTGAATGCCCCCTACTTCCTGTATATGGTCATTCTGTTATTAAACTCGATTACTCTCAAGTAATAGCTCTTAAAACTTTAAAAGCTTTATTTAAAAGTTTAGATAAAGATCCTTTTAAAGATTTAGACGATAGAATTTATTCTTGTTTTAATAAAACTGTTAAATATTTTACTATTGAACAAATGCCTGAAATGAGACAATTGTTTAAATATGTTACTTTATTTATTTACAATTTTAACAAGTTATATTCATTTGATAAATATAGATTGATTTTATCTGATTTAGAAGTACCTTCTTATAGCAGTTATGTTAATGTAAATTTTAAATATCATTTTATTTTAAGAGATATAACTACTAAAAGATTTTCTAAAAAATTTGTTGGTATTTCTTTTTATCCTTTTTTAGATTATCAAATAAAAAGGATGCAAGATCTTTTTGAATACAAAGCTTTAATTTTAAAGCAAAGGCTTAAAGATACATTTTCTAAAGTATCTATAGACTATTCTATTATTTGTTATTCAAAAATAAGATCTGAAAATAAAAAAGCTTTACTTGATCGTTTAAAGCATATTGATATTAAAGATACAGATATTAAAGATATTTCACATTATACTAAATATTTTGAAACTTATGTTGCTTTAAATCAATACAAAATAAAACCTTATTGCACTAATTTTACTTGTGTAAAAAGATCGGATTGTTTCAAATGACTACAGCTACTTATGGCGATTTTATTTTAGCTTCTTCAGTAAGAATAAATTTGCCTACTCATGTATTCAAAAATGGCCCTTGGGTTCATTTAGCTACTGCTAAACGATCATTTAGGGAGTTTGTTTGCATATTACATGAGCCTACTCAAAAAATTTATTTAGAAGAAATTAGCGCTACTGGTCAATTTCACGAAATAGCAGACGATAAACTTTGGGAAGATTTATTAAATTTCTTTTTTTCTAAAGGGATTATTGGTTTTGTTAAAGATAAAGAAATTGTTGTAGGGCATGATTATGACAAATGATAAACGTTCCGGTTGGTCAGATCAGTTTTTTCATTATCCGAACGCTTCTAAATTTCACAATAAACTTAGAGATCTTTTTAGGACTGACACTTATTTTAAAAATTTAAAATGTTATCAAGAAGTTCCTTTAAGTGGATTGGTTTCTTCTTATCCTAATAATTACGATGCAGTAGACTGGTTTATAGATGAGTTAAATACTGTTATTGAGCTTCACGGTAAACAACATTATGAGCAGGTTCTTTTTGGTTATAAACCATATGAAGAAGCTAAAAAAGATTTTCATAATATTCAATATCGAGACAATCGCAAAAAAACTTTTTTAATTGACGCCGGTTATAATTATGTGGAAGTATCTTACAAAGAAGCTAAAAAAATAACTTCTGATTACATTAAACAAAAAATATTCGAAAGCTATTAAATGAGCGAATTAAAACAAGCACTACTTGAGGAACTTCTATCTTCTCAAGATCTTTCTACTTGGTCGCCTTATGAACATAAGTTCTTTGGTGATACTACTAGAGCTTTATCTTTTTTTGGTGAAGTTTCTGGAGAAAAAGCAGAACTATTTATTTCTCAATTATTTCATTTAGAAAAATTAAATGATGAAGAGCCAATTACTGTATATTTAAATACAGAAGGAGGCTCTTTAACTGATGGCCTTGCTATATATGATGCAATCAAAACAATTAGTTGCCCAGTTATTTTAGTTACTACTGGTTTATGTAGTAGTGCTGGATTAATTATTTTAAGTGCAGCTGATTATAGAATTGCTACTCCTACTACTACTTTCTTTTATCATCAACCTGTAGTTCATTCCGGCAGCATAGACTCTATCGATGGTATGAAATCTTTTGCTCATTATTATGAGCATTGTCAAAAAGTAGCAGATAAAATTATTCGAGAAAGAACTGAAATGAAAAAATCAGTTTGGAATCTTAATTTTAAAAATAAAACTTCTTTTTATTTTTCTACTCAAGAAGCTTTAGATTTCAATTTAATTGATTCAGTTATGGATTCAAGAAAATATGAAGTCTCTTTTGAAAAGGATGAAGAAGATGACGAGTAGAGGTAGAGGTGCTAGATTAAAAGGTGCAGCATTTGAACGTAAGCTTGCAAAGTATATAACTGATAATACTTCTCTTGAAGCTAAGAGAGGTATAGGCCAAACTAGGTCTGGTGGAGCTGAAGTTTCTGATGTAGATATACCTATATTTCATATAGAGGCTAAGCGTCATAAACGTTGCAATATTAAAGCTGCTTTAAAACAAGCTATAGAAGATGCTAATATTAATGGTAAGATTCCTGTAGCCATAACAAAAGATGATAGAGAAGACATTCTATGTACTATGCGTTTAGATGACTGGATTCATCTTTTCAATGCATACATAGACACATGTGATAAATGAAATTAGAAACTATAACTTTAGATACTAATGTAATACCTATTTACAGCAATATAAATTTTGAGATTTTTCAAAGCAAGTATATAGCTGTTAAAAAACATAAGTGTAAAAAAAGTTATAGTTATATTTTAAATAAAATACTTCCTACGTTTTTAGTATGGCAAGCTTGTTACGAAAACAGAAATTATTATAAAGATATAACTTTCTATACTTTATTAAGATTACTAGAAGCAGATGATGGCACTCCTTTTACTTTAGAAAAAAAATTCTCTTTGCTAGACACATATTTAAAGAATAACAACATGTCTTTTTTAGATATATGCATTGAGGCTTTTATTTTGCACTTAAATAAAAAAGCTCATATACCTGCTTCTAGATATAAAAAAGAAAAGAAATTTTGGTTTTATATTGTTAATGAAATTAAAATGTTTATCTTTTCTATTATACGAAAATATATTTTAGAAGTTAATAGAGACTTACTTTATAGAGCTACTGAAGAAATTGATTATTTTATAATAGAGCCATTCAAATATATTGACTTATCTATTCCAGATAATTTTGATGGCGATGATCTAAAAATGTATCTTTATAATAAACTTACTTATTATAAACCTAGCGTTGAAAACAAAAACTTTAAATATACTTCAAATTTATCTGAGAAAAGAGATAATTTATGTCTATTAATAAAACAGATGCAATCAAGCAATTAGGCACTAATTCTTCTATTGCAAATCAAGAATCTTTAGTTAAAAAACTACAAGGTCCTAAAATTAACAAACAACTTAAAATGGTAATTCCAGGTGGTAAAAATTTAACTGACTTAGTCAGCGCTGAACAATTGCCTACTGCAATTTTTACTTGGCTTAGAAGGTGTCGCCATTTTAAAGATGTAGAAATTTCTTTAATTAATTCATACTCTAATAAAAATACTCAAGTTGCTACTGTAGTAGATTTTAATAATACTACAAAACTCCCCCAATGGGAGGTTCAAGGTAAGAAGTGGCTAGCAGAGCAAATCGCTAATGTTATTAGTATGGATAATGTGCTTTCTGTAAAAGTAGATAAAATTGGTATTCATGTGGTATTAGATAAAGATCAATCATTTAATAATGATTCTGATTCTTGGGAGCCTCATCTCATTTTTACTCCACACAAGCCTACAGGATTTTAATTATGAGCTTATTTAAAGAAAGACAAGCGTCTGCTAAAAAAGTTGTTCAACTTCAAAATGAAATCATTTCTCTTAAACAACAACTGGCTTCTTGCAAATCTAATACTAAGCAAGCTGCATGTACTAGATGTCCAGAGCTTGAAGCTGAGTTAGAGCTTTTGCAAAAAGATTCTGATCAAAAAATTGAAGACTTGAATCGTTTGCTTACTCAACTTGCTGAAGAGGCATCTGATCTTAAAGCAGATCTTAAAAAAGTACGTTCTGAAAATACACGCCTTAAAAACAAGTTGAAGGACTTAGAGCAAGATGTGTAATTGCAAACGAAATAAAGACTCTAATTCATTAAAAAAAATTCAAAAAAATATTAATGATCTAGAGTCTAGCAAATTAAAGATTAAAGATATTATTACTAAAATTAATTCAGTTTTAAATGTTAATTAATTTCTGGAATATCTTCTAAAATACTTACTCTTTTTTCTAATGAGCTTAGCGTTTCTTTAATCACGCTAAGTTCTGTTGATATAGCTGTAAGTAGTTCTGATACTTGTGCATTAGATACAAGATTGTTTTGAACTGTAAATAAGTCTCTAATTCTTTCTTCAAGATTAGAAATTCTATTTAAAGTAATTCTATCAAAATTATTATTTGGATCTAATGGCATATTATTGTCCTAACATTTTTAAAATTACTCCACTTAAAATTCCGCCTACAGCTCCCCATCCTAATTTTTCTGCAAGCGTAACTTTTAGTTTTGTAATTTCTTCTTTTAAATTTTCATCTGCTTTAATTAAATTTTGTACGTCACTTTCTAACTTTTGTACTTTTACTTTAGTTTCAGATTGAGCAATAGTTGTTTTATTTACTTGTTCTAAAAGAAGATCAATTTTATTAGACAGCTTTTCTAAGTGCTTGTCTAAACTATTTTCAATTTCTTTTAAGCGGTAAGAAACTAGATTTATATCTTGGTCTTCTTTCATTTATTTCTCCTTACACTTTTATATTAGCATAAGCTATGCTTAGTCTTGAATGTTTAGCTACAGCTAATCTTTGAGTTATGTTTGTTTTATCTTTTGTTTCTCCAAACAAAAGTTCCCAAACTTTTTCTATGTAAGGGTAATAAATTATTCCACTAGCAAAATTGTCATCTTGTATATTTAAAATATCGCTGCACATTTTATTAGCATCAGAATTTAAAATTCCAAGATCTAAAAGTCCAAGGTTTGGATCTTCATTAAACAATCTAGGATTTTCTTCTACTTCTCCATAATTTGATTTATTAGTAATAATTCCCAATGTATTTAAGTTGATATATTTTTCCCAATTTCCTTTTGTATATATTCTCAAGTCATCGCTATTTTCGCTACCAAAATCAACATCTTCCCTAAACATTAAAGAAGGCAATTTTTCGTAAGCGGCCCCCACTAGATTTCCTTGATCATCTTCAATAATATTTAAAGAATTAAAAAGTTGTTCTTGAATTTTTTCTTGAGCATTATTTTCTGGATCTGGATCTAATAAATAACTGTCTAATATAGATTCTTCAAAATACCTTTTAGACATTCCTATTACATTAGCATTAAAATGGTGCGGCTCGCTACTATCAATATCTTGCAGCCCAGTAAGCAAAAATCTAACAGGTATTCCTCTATTTATTAACAGTTGAAAAGGTACTGCTACAATTTCGTCTCCTTGCAAGTATTCACCTAGCATAATTATAGGTGACTCGCCCATTGAACAATAATGTCTTTTTAAAGTAGCAGTTTCTCCTAAATTAAATGCATTGGCATTTTCGTAATCATCTTGCAATCCAACATACTCTTCTTCGTTCCAAACGAATGCGCTATTAAAAGTGATGTCTGAATAAGTTATATCATCTCTAGATACGCCAATGATTGGCGTGTAAGATTCTTCTACAGCTAAAATTTCATCCCCTACTTTATTTGTTAAATAATTTCTATTCCAAATAGGTGCGATAAACTTTGCATTTAAATTATTATTTAAAGTTGATACATTTTGCATTAAACTTTTTAATGAAGGTACACCGTTTGATTCGTATTCAATTAAATCAATAATTCTATTTATGTCGGGACTTCCTGTACTACAAAAAGTATATGCTCTAGCTTCTCCATGATCTGGTATTCCAGTTCCAGGAAAATCTCCAAAAACTGTTAAATTTAAAGTTTCTCCTAAAGATAATCCTCTGTCTTTACCAGCATTAACAATATTAAATTGATTTTCAATTGAATTAAATTTAAAGTTATTAGCGCTACTTAATTTATCTAAAGTAGTTTCTTTAACATTTTCAATTGTAGGTGCCAATTGCTCTCTAGAATAAAATATTGCATTCCCGCCGTCTACTCCAGCAGGCCCTTGAGGCCCAGTTGGCCCAGCGGGACCTTCTGGCCCAGGAATTAATAAAGAAGTTTTAATAGATAAGCTCGGATAATCAGCTCCAGAATCTAATTCAGCTAATTGAGCTTCATCATGACCTTCTGTAAGTTGAAATAAAATTTCATAGATATGTTTAGAAAGATCCCATTCTCTTTGCTTATTTGATAAGCATTCAAGAATATATTGTTCGCCCAAACTGTCTTTTTTAACTCTTTCTAAATTTAAAGAGTTGCATCTAATTTGTTCCCAAACTTCAGTTAAGTCTGTAGTCGATTGTTGTACTTCAACAATTCTGTCTACTAAGTTGCTTAATAAATAATCAAAAGATTCCTTAATAGTACAAGGTCTACCTGGTTCTGTTTCTGAATCTTTTTTCCAGTATAATCCAATGTTAAATTGATTGTTACCTTTTTCCTCTGGATAAGTAATTGTAGTAAGCCCTGAAATACCATCTACAACGGCATCATAAGGATACTTTGGCCCGCTAGCTAACCCCTGCATAGCAGGTACCAATAAAGTGTTAATATAAGCGCTTATATTGTTTAAATCATTTCTGTTCTTTACAGAGTTTAAATATATAGCCTCTTTATTATCTGCATTTGTTACTGCTGATGAATTTATTACTATTGGATAGTTTAGATTATTTAAAAAGTTGGTTGCCATTTAGATTACCCTGACTTGGATTTGATCTATTTTAGGAGTTACTTTTTCATTTGCACTTCTTAAAATTGCTTTAATATATAATTTATTTGAATTGATTGTGTCGTTTTTACGATAAGTGATGTTGTAGTCTTCTATTTTTTCTTCACCACTAATTTCTTTACATTTTACTATGATGTAAATATTTTCGTCAACTTCTTTCAAAGTAAATACATCTAACTCATTTTCATAAGCAAACTTTGAATTACTAAGTAATTTTAAATCAAATGAAAAAATATCTAATTTCTTTTTATACTTTTTATTTCCTCTAAAATCAATTTTGTAATCAAAACCTTCTATCAAATACTTGTGATTAAAAGGATACAGCTTATCTTTTTCTTTTAAAGATTTTAATGAATTTATATTGGGTTCGTCTTTAATATGTAACCAATTCTCTTTAGAAGTTTTAAAAGAATGCTTTCCAAAACTAATAAAAGTTTTTCCATTGGTTTGCTGTCCATTTAAAAAACAACTTCTATTTCCAAAATCTATATACATACCTTCAATTGAATTGCAGATAATATTGGTGTGATAATACCCTTCTTTATATTCCCAGCCTGAGTAAGCCTTATAAAGTTTTACTTTATCTTCTTTTAAAATATTTCTTTGTATGTTTAAAGAATTAAAATTTATAAGCGCTTTGTTTTCTTTTGGTACATAAACATTTAAACATCTTTCATTTTTCTTTAAACTTAATTCTTCTGGATAGTTTTCAGCAACCCAGTTGCTTTCAGAACTTTCATCTAAAATATTAAAGATGTTATATGTTTCTGCATTTTCTTCTGATTCAGAAAATTGTATTACTTGTTGAGAAGTACCTTTAAAATCTGCTTTTATCCAACTAGAATTATCTTTAGATACAAACATATCTATAGAAGTTTCATCTGGTATGATGCAGCAAGTACCTCCCTTTACTGTTGCTAAACTAAAGTTTACTGGCTCATCGTTTTCATCTAATATTTCATATGGACCTAAATACATTGTAGAATCAGTATTTATTTTATATGAATTTTCAGTATAACCAATAAAATCTAAAGTAAATAAATAAACGTATTTCCCAGCATCTGTATAGTCAGACACTTCTTTAGTAAGTACTAATTTAATTGATTTTACTTTTTCTTGTTTGATTTCTACATAGTTTGAATTGTTTTGTATTACTAATTTACTTTCAAATATTTCGTAGAAATTGTTTCCATTTGGAGACCAAAAACAAGTTTGTACTATCTTGCTATTTTTATTTACATTTTGAGTTAAATATTTAATCGTGTCGATTTCTTTTGGTTCATCAAAGTCAATATTAATTACAAAATTTACAGTTTCTGTTTTGCTTGTAGAGTATGCAACTACTTTAAAGTACTTTCCATCTTCTTTTAAAACATTAGATATATCATTATAAGCTTTATATCCTGCGCCCATATTGTCTTGATGATTAAAAGAATATTTTATTTCGCTTTGATTAAAAGAATCAGAGGCTACTTTTTTAAACCCTAATGTAGCTTTTCCGTTAAAAAAATATATGTTTGAATTATCAAAATCTACTTTTGAATAATCAGTAAAATCCTCTACAACTGAATATACAAACGGATCATCTTTAGAATGAATTAATAAATTTTTATTAACATTTCTTTCTAAGTTTTTAATTTTAGAAATGCTTTTATTAAATGAATTAGTAAAAGTATTAAAATATTTATAAAATAAATATTTTTCTTCTTCTATTTTATTTTCGAACTCTTCTAAATCTAATAATATTTTTTCTTTTAATTCTTCAAAGTTACCACTAGAGGATTCTTCTCCACCTTGAGGTAAACTACTTTTGCTTCCTGGAAAAATTCCTACTTCTAAACTTTCAGGATTTTCTTTAATAAAATTTTGATATAATAAATTTAAAATATTTCTAGAAGGTACTTTATTATTTTCTTCAATATATTTTTTTAATAAATATTTTTTAATTGAGTTTTCCATTTTTAACTCATTTCAATTTTTATTTTATATAATAATGGAGAATAATAATCTTCTAGGCCTTCTATAGAAAAATTATCTATACTTTGATAAAAGCCAAATTTAATTTGCTTGTTTCTTTCTGGAAGATTTTCTGTGTAAACTTTTATTACATTTTCTTCAAAGAAATAATCTTCAACTAAAGACACTATACTATAATTTAATAACACTCTATTTACTTCGTAATTTATTGTTTTTGTTTCTGGATTTAAAATATTTTCAGATGTATAAAGTATACCTTTATCATAATTTACACTATATTTTTTAATATCTTCGTTATAATTTTCTTCATCAATATAGTAATAAGATAAATGGTATCCCTCAGCTATTAAATCTCCATCTACTAAAGTTAAAGTACAAATTCTTTTAGATGCATCAAATTCTATCTCCGTAGATACAATTTCATCATCTTTATAAACAACTACATCATTGGTACTATAAATTTTTTCGCTTAAAGTAAATGTGACTTTATTTTCTGAATTAGCTTCTATTTGAGGTACTTGGTCTTCTAATATTTTTTTAAGATTTAAAAATTCTATATACCCATTTACAAATTCTACTTCTTTAAAATCGTCTCCTTCAAACATATTTTCTTCTAAAGACAGGCTTCCTTTTATTATACCTGCTTCTTTTAAAACAAAAGATTTACTTGAATTAATGCTTGATCTGGCTTCATCACTTAAATAAAAGAAATTATTTGGTAACTCATTTAAGTTTTGCTTTATATTTTCTAAAGCAATATCTTCTTCATTTATAAACAAACCAAAAAAATTATTTTCTTTGTTCCATACAGAAAAATCTTTTATTTCTGATTCTTTATAATAAGAATAAATTACTTTTCTTTCGTATTCTTCATGTTCAAAAGTGAATAATCTACCAGTTAAATAGTCTATTTCTATTTCACTAGTATCTTCAATCCATTGACTTTCGTTTTCATAATATAATTTAAAACTTCCTTCTACTATATACTCTTCTTCTAAAAAGAAACTTGTTTCGCCTTTAGCTAAAAATTCTTCTTTTTCATAAATACTTTTAGATAAATTTTTTAATTTAATTTTCTTTTTATCTAAATCAAAATTTTCATTTATTTTAATATAATAACCTTCTGTTGTTTTTAACATAGGCATTATTTTTGGTTTTAGTAAAAGTTTGCAAGTAAAATAATTAACATTAGTTAGATTAACATTAATAGCTTCAAAATTGTCTTCTATATAAAAGAAACCTTCTGTTTGAGCCTCTTCTAAAAGATCTACTTGGAGCCATTTTTGATTATTAAAAAATATAATCAATTCATCTTTTTTAATATCTAATTTGCTAAGAATTTTTGGTAATAAAATTCTATTCAACCCTACAGTGCTTGCTGCTCCAATTTTTATAGCTTCCTCTATATCTATACTTCTTCTTAGTACATCTGGTAGGTAGATTAAGAAATTTTCTTTATCTTCATTTATATTGTAAGATATTGGAGAAACTTTTTTATTATAATTTTTTAAATAAGTTTTAATATCTAATAAAAATAAATCTTTTTTAATAATGTTCCTTACATTTAAATTTGATAAGTTTTTAGTTAAACTATAATTATAATTTACTTGTTTTTGTTCTCCATTGATAAACGTCCCGAAATTATCATTAATATAACTGTCTTCCCCGTCAATAGAGAATTGAAGCTTTTGAATATATGAATTACTTTTATCTGGGTATACTTTTGCTACACCTTGTAGCTGATAAATAGATTCAGGAGAAGTAATACTTTTTGATTTAAGGTTCCCTTCGTCCTTGTATTTGTTTTTATAAAAGCTAATTGATTTTAAACTTATTTTAAAAACTTTTCGTTTTTCTACAATTTGAAATTCTTTTGTTTTTAGAACAATTTTATATTTGTATGCTTTTATAGGCAGATGATAAATATTTAAAGCTTCTTCATTTTCTAAGCTATTAATATTTAATTTTTGCTCTTTATTATCAATTAGTTTTTTAATTGATATGCTTTTATTAAATGCATCTGTATATATGATATCTTCAATTTCTAAAGACACAATTCCATTTACGGGTATAGCGCTAATTTCAAATTGATTTACAATTTCTTCTTTTTTAAATTCACCAGAAATTATTAATTTTCCCGGTCCAGAATCATATTTGAAGCATTCAAAATAACTATTTTGATCGTTGCTTAATAACGATAAAATTAATTTATTTTCTCCTGTTCTATTATTTCCAGGAATTAAATTTGATTCTTTATTTATCTTAATTGAATTAACAATTAATTTAGTTTTTTCTTCAATTGGCAATGTGCAGATATTACTGTTTGTATCTACATTTAATAAATTTTTTACATTTGTATTAATTTGAAAATAATTATTAAAGTTTTCTTCAAACGCAAATTTTACAACATTGCTGAATCCAGACAGAATACTCATTTTCTGTCTTAATTCTTTTGTACTTGAAACTAAATTTATTTTTTTAATTTCTATTTGATTGTAATATTCTTGTGAAAAAGTAACTAGGTTTTCTTTTTCTAGTTTTATCTTTTTTAATTTAAAATCAATTAACTCTTTTAATTTATTAAATTGATTAGCGTCAAGCTGTTTTAGTGCATTGATTTTAGTTAAACTTTTTTTTAAATCTTTTTCTTTAATTTCATAATTAATTAAATCAAATTCATTACTAATATTTTCTTCTGCAAAGTCAGAATTTGTTTTTTTTGAAAGCAGGTTTTTTAATAAACTATTAGTTTCGTTAATAACGATATCATTATAAGCCATTGATATTGTTCTCCGCTGCTTTTTCTTTATATGTTTCGTACTCTATATAACTTTCAGAATCTTCTTTAAGTTCTTCTATTAAAGCTACATAGTTGCTAATCATATCACTTGCATTATCAAAATTAAAATTTCTTAAAATAAATCTTGGTCTAATAAATCCACTTGATTTATTTAAACTTTTTTCAAAACCTACTTCAAGATTAGAAAAGAAAATATTTTTTTCTTCATTTAAATAAAAGAAATTGTCTATTTTATATGTACAAGTAATTAAGTCTTCAGGGTTGAGGCTTTTGATAAATTGAATATAAACACTCCCTGCAATTTTTTCTTTTATTTGTTTTTCTAATTCTCCGATTCTTATAGCTTGGTTTATCCAAGTATTTCCTTCATCTATAGATACTAAGAAGTCTTGGTACATTGTTAATTCAACGTTATTTAATTGTACTGAAATTACATTATGTAACTCTTCATTTAAAGAGTCTTTTTTAATTTTTGGAAAGAACGAAAGCTTTGCTTCATTTTTAATAGGTATTAAAACTTCTGTTTGTATTTTATTACTATTAGGAATTTTAATAATTGAGTTTACTCTTAAACTAGATTTTGTTCCTTGCTTGAAGGCACTTCTATTTTCGTCTCCGTAAAGTACTACATGAGCTTCTTTTTCTACAAAACATTTCTCTGTATTTAGTAGTAAGTTTTCTTTAATAGAGAATGTTAAGGGATTGTTTACTTGTATTTCGTTAGCTTCTCTATAAAAACCAACTTTATTATAAGCTTCATATTTAAAGCTTAAAGACTGAATAGAAAAATCATATATTTTTAATATTTCTTCTTCGTTTACATACGACAAGTATTTTGAAAAAGAATTAATTATGTTTTCTTTATTTGTTAAAGATTCTTTTTTACAAAGCTCTATATACTTTCTTTGTTCTAAAACAATTTTTATTTTTTTAGTTTCTAAAGTTTCGAACCAAATCTTTTTTTCTTTATAAGTTTCTTTTATTCCTAAGTTTTCAATTAATAACCATTCATTGTCCCAATAATATATTTCTTTTATATTTACAGGTAGTGCGCTACACATTGTAATATTTAAATTATTTAATTTACTTACAGTATTGAAACTGCATACAAATTGTAATTGAACTTCTCTATTTTTTATTTGTTCTCCATAATCATGGTTTTCTTTTTTACCCACTATATATGAAAAGAATTTTTCTTCCCTCCATATAAAAGATGTATTTGTTTCTTTATTTAAAGAAATTAATGCGTCACTATTAAATGATTTTTCATTTAATATTTCTATTTTAGATGGCAGTATTTCTAAACTAGCTATGCTAGGAATTTTAATTACCCCATCTTTATAACTACATTGATATTTTTTTTCTAAACGCAAATTTGTTTTTAAATCAATTAAGTCATAAGTTTCTTCAAAATCTTTTTCTTGAAAAACAGAGAACGACTTAACATTTGAGTATTTAGAATTTAATTGTAAATCAATCTCTTTGATTTGATCTTCTAAAATAATTATTTCTTTATCTGCTCTCTTTAAAAAAGAGCTAGACTTATTTTTAAATACTTCTAATAAATTTTCTATTGCTGTATTTTCTTTTAACAGAACATACATCACATATTTAAAATTGTTTATATTTCTTACAAAGTCATTACTTGAAATAGGTTTTGTTCTTTTTAAATTAAAAAAAGAATACTTGTTAATATTTGAAGCTTTAGAAAACAAAAAAGATTCGATTTCATTTCTTGTCGAACCTTTTGTATGTCTTAAATTTTGTCGAAAAGAACTTGCTTCTCTTTTTAAAAAATCAAAATTATATAATTGATCAAGAATCATCTATTTCGACTCCTATAAATAATCTTCTAGCTTCTGCATTTGGATAAGATTTATATCTTAAGCTTATGGAAAATACTCCTTCTTGTTCCAAAATACCTTGCTCTAAGCTAATTTTATTTGAGAAGCTAGCCCCATGTATGAAAGAGAATTTAGTCCACTCTTCTACGCCTTCTACAGTCCTTTTTACTTCTAATCCTGCATCTACACTAGTGTCGCTCCCCCAGTGCAATAAGTCCGCGTAGTCTTTATATACAGACTCTTTTCCAGGCATGTTTATTTCACCTAAAAAACTAGAAGTTTTCAAATAAATCCCTGGATTTGTTGTAGCAGCATCTGAGTAAATATAAAAATCTACTTCAGCTCCATTTAACAACAAACTTGATGATTCAATTAAATCATTTTGACTTAATGGAGTGCCGTCTGCTTTTTGAAATATAAAACTCATCTGACTTCAACTCCATAAGTTCTTCCAAAATCATTATTATTATATCTAGACCAGTAATAGTACTTTTTATTTGATTCTACATTGTTGTCTACATAACCTACTGTTTCTCGTTCAATACTTTCTTTTTCATAAATTAATTCTTTGATACCTACTTCAGAGTCACTTCTATAAAGTTTATAATTACCAGGGCCTTCCCAATTCATATTAACAGATACTTTTTTAACAACTGGTAAAGTTATATTTAATAAACTTTCTTCTATATCGTACTCAATTACAATATCAGTTCCAGCTTTAAGTTTTCTACGTAAAGCATTGTCTATTTCATCTTGGCTCATTGTATCTAATAGCATCTTAGGTACTTTTAAATACAGAATATTATTCTTTTGTACTGCTTGGCCTTTTTCTCCATAACCATATTCACTCTGTAAAAGTTTCCATTGCCTATTTACACTTGAGTTAATATTTATTTTATTGTTAAGAGATAGTTCTGCTTGATTAATTTCATCTAGATAGTAATCTTCTTTTAAGAAAACTTCTCCTAATATTAAATATTCATAATTGTTATTATAGTTGTAGCAGTATAGATTTTTAAAAGTATTTAAAGTTTCGTTAATGATTGTGTTTTCATTAAATGTATTATTGTATTCTACTTTAAGATTTTCTTGAGAGCATTCAATAATAACATTATCTTCATCTAGAATTAACCACTCAATACTTTTAAACCCAGCTTGTACGTTAGGTTTTAAATAGAAAAAGTATTTATTGTATATAATGTTTTTATTAATTGTAGGATTAAAATTAATTTCTTTAATTAAATAATCATCTACAAAACAAAAATAATCGCTTTTAATTTCTTTTGTTAATTCTAAACTTTTATTTAGTTCTACAAACCCATTGCGTTCGTCTACATGTAAAATTTTATTTTCCCAGAATATTTCTGAATCTTTATAACGTGCTCCTATCTTATTAGGGTCGCTACTAATAGCTTCTACAATTTCTTCATTTAAATAAATTAAAAGATCTAAATGTAATTCATTTACTGGGTTGTAACGTATGTTTTTTGAAGCCAATTTAATAATGTTTTCATTTACTAAATAAGAGTCTTTAAAAGATTTTTTGACTAATCCAAATTCAGGATTAAAATTTTGATTTTCAAATTCTGGTACAGAGTATTTTTTACCATTGCTCCAGAAAGCTCCATTAGATACGCGTACATTCCAAGTGTTTTTGATAGAATGCTCGTCTGGTGATAATAACTGTATAAGATTTTGGTCTACTAATTTAATAAAATATTCTGACTCATTATTCTCTGTGCTACATTCTTTTTTTACATCATCAGAAATTCTGAAAGACGTACCTTCTGGCAATACTTCTTTAGTATAAGTATTATTTCTTATCTCTCCAGAATCAAGATCAATATCTTCCCATGTGGCTTCTTTTATAGCTGGTTCTGCATTTAATAATTCGTTTACAGGGTTACCTTCTAGATCTGTACCAACTACATAATAAAGTACATAACTGCCAGTATCATAGTCATATTGGTTTGTATAATTAGTATAAAGATAATTATTTATAAACTTATAACCATAATATTCTTCAAGCTCTTTTCCTGAGCGTCGAACTTCTATGCGCGCTTCTTTTAATTTTTTCTTATGTTTAAAAAATAAAGGCGTTTCATTACCTTCAATATCAAATTCATACTGATCACTAATTAACACATTTGTATATGGTAAAATAAAGCTTTTAGTTTTTACTTTAAATATTTGATTTAAAAAATTAATATTATTTTTAGGGTGCTGCCAAGATAGATTTAATATTTCTAAATTATCATTAGAATTAATTTCTTCAAATTCAATTGCTTCTAAAGCTACATCTTGGTTTGATATAAATTTAGAATAATCAATTGAATCTATATGTGAATTTACTACAGAAATAATATTAATTTCTGTTTCTTGTTCACCTGGATGATTTATTAATTGTAAATTAATCATTTATTTATCTATCAAGATTTTCATTTAAATAAACTATATTTAAAAATAAGAATTTACCTTTAATTTTTTCTTCTATAAAAACAATGTGAGGGTCATTAGTAAAATTTAAATTTAATGCAGTTCTTAAATCAATTAATGTTTTGTTTCCTATTTCTTGAGAATAAGATGATATAAAATCTGTTTCATATTCATGACCTTCACTAAGATCACCTACGTGATTGATTTTATCAACTTTATAAAAAATATTTTCTCTGTTAAATTCATATAATAATTTATAATTTATTTTTCCTATTCCATTTGTGTTGTCTTTTAAATAAAAAGTCAAATTACAATTTGATTGAACTTTATTATATGTTTCTTGAATATTAAAGTTTTCATTATTAATTCTATTGATTTGGAAATTTAAATTTCCTTTAAATGAAAATTTATAATTATTTAAATATTCGTTTAAATCATACTCTAATGAATCAATATCATAAATACTGTTATCGTATATATCTTCAATTATAAAATTATGTTCATTTTCATTGACAGAATTTTTTATTGTTGCATAATTATAATTGTTACTCATTGTTGTTGAATTAAAATTTATTGCACTGTAATTATTTTCTTCTCTATAGTAAACAGGTAAATTTAATTCATTTTGTAAACTAATATTATTTCCATATAAAGTTGAAACATCTGATTCAATTTGATTAATTAAATCCGCCTGAACATTATTACCATCAAATATATTTTGAAAAACTTCTTGAATTTCAAAATTAAATATTTCGTTATTATAACTTTTATAATTATTGTATTTTCTTTTATTAGAATCAAATTCAACAGGAATTAAAACTTTTTCGTAATTGTATTCTTCTATATTTCTTTCAATTTTATTAAATATTTTATGATTAGTAAGTAATTCTTTTTCACTTGTATTTAATATTGTTTCTTCATTTAAATTACTTGAATTAATATTATTAAAATCATTTTCATTATTTAATGAAGCATATTCATTAATTAAATAAGAATAAATATGTTTTTCTTTTGTATTTAAAGCTAATATATTTGAAAGAATAAGATTTAAATTAGTATAAAAACCACTTTTTGTATTTCTAGTATTTTGAAGAAATAAAGACGGTGTATCTATTTTTAATCTTTTTGAATTAATTTCAATTCCTCCAAATTTACTTTCAATATTTACACTAGGCAAATAGTCAGTAACTGTTACATCGTTTATTTCTCTTTCATTTCGAATATATTGTTTTGACCCATCTACTGGATCTAAACCAAATTTTATAGATGCATTATTTTTTAAATTTAAACATCCGTTTATTTGACTTATAAAAGAATTTGTTTCTCCAAACAAAATTTTATTACTTATACTATTCAAATTTATGCTTTGGTGACTTAAATCTTCTTCCTCAATAATTAAAACATTACTGTTAGGATCTAAATCATCAAAAGATGATTGTCCCATAACAATGTCTCCAAGCATTGCATTATTTGCATTACGTCTGGAGTTATCTTCTTGATAACCTTTTCTATGTAAATACATAGGGAAATCATTGTCAGCAATAGATGATTCTTCAAAATCTGCAGACTCTAAATATTTGCCTACAAGGTCTTTAACAGAAATTCTTGGTTCTCCAAAAGATCCATCATGTCTATGATTGAACCACTTATTT